GCTTTTGAGATACTTAACCGCATCGAGGAAGAGGAAAGAATTCTTGATAACAAACCAAAAAAAGAAGTTAAATCAACTTCGTTTGGTGGTTTTGCTGAAAATAGATCTAAATAATGTACGAGCAATCTCTATATAAAGTTATAGAACCTATAAAGCGTACTACAATATCTAGGCTTAATAAAGGTAAAAAATGGGATTACGGATATAACAAGGAACATGATGTAGTTGTTATCAGTAAAACTGGACAAATAGGAAAAATATATGAGATACAAAATCTCAAAATAGCATTACCTAAATCACCAGGTAAGCTAGATAAAACTACAGATAAATGGACGCCAGCTGAGTATCCTCCTCAATTAAAAAGTATTAAAACTATTTTTGATTGGAGAGATTATCCAGAAGGTTTCAAAAAAACTTGGGGGGAATATATAGATGAAAACTTTAATAAACGGGAAAACGGTCATTGGTTCAATAATAAGGGTGTGGATACTTACATTACTGGTACTCACTTTATGTACTTGCAGTGGTCCAAAATTGATGTTGGGAAACCAGACTTTAGGGAAGCAAATAGATTATTCTTCATTTTCTGGGAAGCTTGCAGAGCCGATTCTAGATCCTATGGGATGTGCTACCTTAAGAACCGTCGATCTGGATTTTCTTTCATGTCATCAGCTGAAATTGTTAATCTTGCAACAATATCCTCGGATTCACGGTTCGGTGTATTGTCCAAATCTGGACAGGATGCTAAGAAGATGTTCACTGACAAGGTGGTACCAATCTCTGTTAATTATCCGTTCTTCTTCAAACCAATACAAGACGGAATGGACCGCCCGAAGACCGAACTCGCGTATAGGGTCCCGGCCTCGAAATTTACCAGGAGAAGACTCGATTCGAAGGATAGATCCGGAAGAGAAACGCTTGAAGGATTGGATACGACCATCGACTGGAAGAACACCGGCGACAACGCCTATGATGGGGAGAAACTTAAACTCCTCGTCCACGATGAATCGGGGAAGTGGGAAAGGCCGAACAACATCCTCAACAACTGGCGTGTTACGAAAACCACCCTTAGATTAGGTAGTAGAGTAATAGGTAAGTGTATGATGGGATCAACATCAAACGCTTTAGACAAAGGAGGAGAAAATTTTAAGAAATTATATAATAGTTCAGATGTTACAAAAAGAAACGCCAATGGACAGACTCGCTCGGGATTATATAGTTTGTTCATACCTATGGAATGGAACTACGAGGGATTCATTGATTCTTATGGGCTACCTGTATTCGACACACCAAAAGAACAAGTTGTCGGGCCTCATGGGGATGAGATCGACCAAGGAGTAATAGAGCATTGGAATAACGAAGTTGAAGGTTTAAAAGGCGATCAAGATGCTTTAAATGAATTTTACAGGCAATTTCCAAGAACAGAAGAGCACGCTTTTAGGGACGAAACAAAAAACAGTATATTTAATTTAGCAAAAATATACGAACAAATAGATTACAACGAAGACTTAGGTAACAGTAATGTTTTAACAAGGGGTAGTTTTTCAATGGGAAAATGGTATAAAGGATTCAAAAGTAATCTTTTCACCAAATCCAAATGGAAGATTTCTAATAAGCTGGATACCTAATTATGATATACAGAATAGACAAATATCAAAAAACGGTATTAAATGGCCCGGTAATGAACATATGGGCGCTTTTGGCTGTGATAGTTATGATATATCGGGGACAACAGACGGTAGGGGATCTAAAGGTGCTTTGCATGGATTAACTAAGTTTAGCATGGAAGATGCACCACCTAGCACATTCTTTTTAGAATATGTAGCAAGACCACAAACAGCTGAAATGTTTTTTGAAGATGTATTAATGGCTTGTGTATTTTATGGTATGCCACTTCTTTGTGAAAATAACAAACCAAGACTTTTATATTATTTTAAAAGAAGAGGTTACAGAGGTTACTCTATGAATCGTCCTGATAAATTATGGAACAAATTATCAGTAACCGAAAGAGAAATAGGTGGAATACCTAATTCAAGTGAAGATATTAAACAAGCCCACGCCGCTGCTATTGAAATGTATATAGATAAGCACGTAGGTTTTAAACGACCAAAACGAATATGGAACAATGTATTTTAATGAAACATTACAAGACTGGGCCAAATTCGATATAAATAACAGAACAAAATTTGATGCCGCTATTAGCTCAGGGCTTGCTATTATGGCTTGCCATAAAGATTTATATAGACCAAATATCAAAATGGAAAGAGCACCAATTAATTTAAGATTTGCTAAGTATCAAATCGAAGGATCAACATCAAAAATAATAAAATAGTAATATGGCAGGAGTAGTAAATAGTTTTTTCCCAAGTCAAGTCGCAAGTGACTCTGAGAAGATGTCACGAGACTACGGGCTCCAAGTTGGAAGAGCAATTCAGAATGAGTGGTTCTCGAACAACTCTGGTGTAACTAGATTCAGAAGTAATCAAAATACATTCCATAGCTTAAGGCTATATGCAAGAGGTGAACAGCCTATACAAAAATATAAAGATGAAATGTCTATTAACGGCGATTTATCTTATCTTAATTTAGATTGGAAGCCAGTACCTATATTGTCAAAGTTTGTAGATATAGTTGTTAATGGCATAGCTGATAGATCTTTTGACCTTACAGCTTATTCTCAAGATCCATACGGGGTTAGCAAAAGAACCAAGTATATGGAATCTATTATAAGAGATTTACAAACTGAAGAATTAAATGTATTTGCACAAGAAAATTTTGGTATAAATTTATTTGAAAACAATCCAGATAAATTACCAGACTCTGAGGAAGAGTTAGATTTGCATATGCAATTAAGCTATAAGCAAGGAATTGAAATAGCGGAAGAAGAAGCTTTGAGTGTTATGTTTGACGAAAACAGATATGACTTAACAAAGAAAAGATATTATTATGACATAACAACTCTAGGTATTGGTGCTGTTAAAAATAATTTTACAGAAGCAGAGGGCGTAACTGTGGAATATGTTGATCCAGCTTATTTAATTTATTCTTACACAGAGGACCCGTATTTTCAAGATATATATTATGCAGGCGAAGTTAAATTCGTGCCCTTAAACGAGCTTAAAAAGCAGTTTCCGAACCTATCTGAGGAACAAATGGATCAGATACAATCACAAGGATCGCAAAATTATGGTGTTTGGAATAATAATATAAGTAATACAAACAATAATAATAGAGATCAAAATATAGTTCAGATACTTTACTTTAATTATAAAACTTACATGAACGAAGTTTATAAAGTGAAAGAAACTGCAACAGGTGCTTCAAAAATAATAGCAAGAGATGACCAGTTCAATCCTCCTATTGAAATGTACGAAGAGCAGTTTGGTAAAATGTCTAGATCACTTGAAGTATTATACGAGGGTGTAATGGTGTTAGGAACTGATATATTGCTTAAATGGGAAATGGCCTAAAAACATGATGCGACCAAAAAGCGATAGCAGTAAGGTTAAAATGAATTACGCTATAACAGCCCCTAGAATGTATCAAGGCAGAATAGAATCAATAGTAAGTCGTTGTACTGCTTTTGCTGATATGATACAATTAACACATTTAAAACTACAACAAGTATTACAAAGAATGATACCAGACGGTGTTTACTTAGATGCTGACGGTATAAATGAAGTTGATTTAGGTAATGGTACAAATTATAATCCTCAGGAAGCACTTAATATGTTTTTTCAAACAGGATCTATAATAGGTAGATCGTTTACACAAGAGGGTGATATGAACCCTGGTAAAGTGCCAATACAAGAAGTACAGACTGGAAGTGGAGGGCAAAAGCTACAAACACTTATATCTACATACAACTATTATCTTCAAATGATAAGAGATGTAACCGGATTGAATGAAGCAAGAGATGGTAGCACACCAGATTCAAGAGCTTTAGTAGGTGTACAAAAATTAGCAGCAGCTAATTCCAATACAGCGACAAGGCATATACTTGATGCAGGTTTATATTTAACAAGAGAAACAGCGGAGTGTTTATCTTTAAGAATATCTGATATACTTGAATACCACCCAGCAAAAGAATCTTTTATTCAAAAAATTGGTGGATTTAATGTAGCTACTTTAGATGAATTGAGGGATTTACATTTGCATGATTTCGGTATATTTTTAGAGTTAACTCCTGATGATGAAGAAAAACAACTTTTAGAAAACAATGTTCAACAAGCATTATCAGCTGGATTAATTGATTTATCCGATGCAATCGATATAAGAGAAGTTAAGAATATAAAGTTAGCTAATCAATTATTGAAAGTTAGACAAAAGAAACGTCAAGAAAGATTACAACAAGAGCAGCAAGCAAATATACAAGCACAAGCTCAAGCAAACGCACAATCACAACAAGTAGCAGCACAAGCTGAAATACAAAAAGACCAAGCTTTATTTCAAACAAAGTCTCAATTAGAACAATTAAAAGGTCAAATTGAACAGCAAAGAATAGGTGTTGAAGTTGGTGCTAAAAAAGAATTGATGGCTTTAGAATTCCAATACAACATGCAGCTTAAGGGCATGGAGGTTCAGAATGCTAAAGACAAAGAAAAAGAAATAGAAGATCGAAAAGATCAGCGTACAAGAATACAAGGTACACAGCAAAGTGAAATGATTGCACAAAGAAAAAACGATACACCACCGACTAACTTCGAATCTGGAGGAAATGACACAATGGGAGGTGGATTTGGCTTAGGTGCTTTTGATCCTAGGTAATAATAATAGTAACAATTATATAATATTTTATCATGTCAGAAATTAAAACAGAAGGTAGCTTTAAGATTAAAGCCCCTGAAAAAAAAGAACCAGTAGCTGAACAAGTTAAAGAAGCTCCTGAAGAAGTTAAAGCTGAACCTCAGCCAAAAGTTGATTCCCCGGTTTCAATAGACGAAGAAAGTGGTGGTATTAAATTAGACTTAACTCAACTTAATAAACCACAAGAAGATGCCAATACAGAGCAAGAAACAACAGACGTGGCTTCAGATCAACAAGCCGAACCTGTACAAGAAGTGGAAAAAGAAATACCACAACAACCAGAGCCCGTTCAAGCTGAAGAATCCGTTCTCGAAGAAATAACAGATGAAGAGGTTGAAGAAAAAACAGAAGAGCTAAAAGAAGAAATAGAACAAGCTGTTCAGCAATCACAAGACACCGCTGAGCCTTTACCTGAAAACATACAAAAAGTTGTAGAGTTCATGAATGAAACCGGCGGAAGTCTGGAGGATTACGTAAAGCTTAATCAGGACTATAGCTCTTTAAATGAGAATCAATTACTAAGAGAGTATTATGAAAACACAAGACCTCACTTAGATAAAGAAGATATTGATTTTCTTATGGAAGATAAATTTTCTTATGACGAAGAGGTAGATGACGAAAGAGAAGTAAGGCGTAAGAAGATATCACAAAGAGAAGAATTAGCTAAAGCTAAAAATCATTTAGACGGTTTAAAGTCTAAGTATTATAAAGAAATAAAATCAGGTTCTAAATTAGCGCCTGAGCAACAAAAAGCGGTGGATTTTTTCAATCGCTATACAAAAGAAAATGAAGAGGCAACTCGAGTAGCTGAGAAGCAAACAGAAGTGTTTTTAAATAAAACGAGTAATGTTTTTGGTGATGATTTCAAAGGTTTTGATTATCAAGTCGGAGACAAAAAATACCGTTTTAAAGTTAAAGACGCTAGTTCCGTTAAAGAAAACCAAAGCGATATTAACAATTTTGTCAAGAAGTTCTTGAATGAAAAAAACGAAATGTCAGATGCCAAAGGTTATCACAAAGGATTATTCACAGCTATGAATGCAGACTCAATTGCAAATCACTTTTATGAGCAGGGCAAAGCTGACGCTATGAAAGACAGTATGGCAAAAAGTAAAAACGTACAGATGGGAGCGAGAGGCGTTCATCAAGAAGTTAAAACTGCCAACGGATTTACAGTTAGATCAGTCGATTCAGGAAGCGCCGATTCAAAATTACGAATTAAAACTTTTAAACATTTAAAATAATTTATTATGGCATTTGATGTAGCGCCAGCAACGTTGGCAAATTTAAACCACCTTACACCGAGACCAGTAAAGGGGCTGTTTGGAGATAACTATTTATCTTTAGCAGATATGAGCTGGACTCAACAATTTTTACCTGAAGTTTACGAGAAAGAAGTAGAGAGATACGGTAACCGTACTATCACTGGATTCTTAAGAATGGTAGGAGCAGAGATGCCTATGGCATCAGATCAAGTAGTTTGGTCAGAACAAGGAAGATTACACATAGCTTACGATACGGCAGTATCTAATGCACCTGCAGGAGCAGCTGGTACTCAGACTATCGGTTTACCTTCTCCAGGAGCAGATGGAAAAGTTCCATTATTAGGACCTGGTATGACTATCGTTATTGCTAAAGGTACTGTAACTAACAAAGCATTTGTTAAGTCTGTAGGGGCTTTAGCAGGTGGTGTTCAGACTTACGCTATTGAAGTATATGATAACGCAAACAGAAACCTTACAGTAGCTTTACAAGGAGCAACAAATGGTAACGGTAACTTAAGCTTATTCGTATTTGGTTCTGAATATGGAAAAGGATCTTCATTAGCTGGTAATTCAGTTGATGCATCTTTTACAACTTTCAGTAACAAACCAATCATCTTAAGAGACAAGTATGAGGTTAACGGTTCAGACGTTGCTCAAATTGGATGGGTTGAAGTTACTACTGAAATAGGAACTGGTGGATACTTATGGTACTTAAAATCTGAGCATGAGTCAAGAATTAGATTCGAAGACTACTTAGAAATGAGTATGGTTGAAGCAGAAAATGCAGCTACTCCATTCACGAATGCAGCAGGAGCTACACTTTCAGGTATGCAAGGATTATTCTCTACACTAGAAGAAAGAGGATTAGTATGGTCAGGAACTGATTTTGCAACAGTAGGTGCAGGAACAGGGATCGATGCATTTGATCAAATCTTACAAGAGCTAGATAAACAGGGAGCTATTGAGGAAAACATGATGTTCTTAGATAGAGCTACGTCTCTAGGTATCGATGACATGTTGGCTGCTCAAAATTCTTACGGAGCTGGAGGTACATCTTACGGTGTATTTGATAACTCTGAAGATATGGCACTAAACCTTGGATTCTCTGGATTCAGAAGAGGAGCTTACGATTTCTACAAAACAGACTGGAAATATTTAAATGATTCTACAACTCGTGGATTAATTAACGATATCAAAGGTGTTATTGTACCGGCTGGAACTTCTACAGTTTACGATCAACAATTAGGACAAAACATTTCAAGACCTTTCTTACACATCAGATACAGAGCTTCTGAAGCTGATGATAGAAGACTAAAATCTTGGGTGACTGGTTCAGTTGGCGGAAACTATACAAGTGACACGGATGTTATGAATGTGCATTTCTTATCAGAAAGAACAATGTGTACTCAAGCAGCGAACAACTTCGTATTATTAAAAGCTTAGGCTGACTATCAAGTAGTGGTTACCCTCGTTGAACTGACGGGGGTAATTATTACTCTTATTAACATTTATATTATATTATATCATGGCTAAAAAAGCACAAGCAGAAACTATTGAGGTTGCACCTCAAAAAATAAAAGTACCTGAAGTAAAAAAAGATACTTGGGTAATTAAAGATAGATTATATGAACTTGCTACAGGTAAAGAACCCTTAGTATATTCTATAGCAACAGCGCATTCAAGAGTTAAATCACTACTTTGGTTTGATGAAGAAAAAGGGTATCAAAGAGAATTAAGATACGCAACCAACCAAAGATCACCATTCGTTGACGAACAAAAAGGTCAAGTTATAATGGGGAGAATCATTTTTAGAAATGGTAAATTATCAGTGAAAAAAGAAGATGTTGCATTACAAAAATTACTATCATTATATCACCCAGATTTGGGTTTAATATATAAAGAATATAAACCTCAACAAGTTGCTACTAATGAAGTAGAATGGATTGAGTTTGAATTACAAGCATTGAATATGGCCAAAGGATTATCCTTAGAAGATGCTGAAGCTATATTGCGTGTAGAAGTTGGAGAACAAGTAAATACATTATCATCATCTGAATTAAAAAGAGATGTATTAATATTTGCTAGAAAAAATCCACAATTATTCCTTGAGTTAGCAACAGATGACAATACCCAATTAAGAAACTTCGGTATTAAAGCTGTTGAAGCGGGAATATTAAATTTATCACAAGATCAAAGAACTTTCACTTACGGTGGAAATGGTCGAAAAGTAATGACTGTACCATTTGATGAGCATCCTTATTCAGCTCTATCAGCATTTTTCAAAACAGATGAAGGTATGGAAATATACAAAGCAATTGAAAAAAGACTTTAATAGTCACCTTATAGTAATAGGCTACTAAACGGTGGCCTATTATTATAATAATAAAAAATAAATTATGGCTGTAAGCGTAGATACTGTATATCAAAGAGTATTAGCAATACTTAATAAAGAACAAAGAGGGTATGTTACTCCTCAAGAATTTAATCTATTTGCTAATCAAGCTCAATTAGATATATTCGAACAATACTTTTATGATATTAATCAGTTTGGAAGAGTACCAGGTAATGATACCGAGTTTTCCGATATGCTTAACATCCTTAATGAAAAGATTAACATATTCGAAAAAAATGGGCCTATGACTTATAGTGCTCAAAACTATTGGACAGCGCCCGCTGATCTATATAGGCTAGGTACTATTGTTTATGCAAACACAGTATCATCCCTTTCATTATATCCAACACCAAATACTGTAGTAAATACAACAACTCTTGTTGAAGCGGAACGCACAAACTATAATGAGTACTTAATGATCAATCAATCCGAGTATTTAAAACCTACTAACTCAAGACCTGTTTTTGTGGCTAGTGATGCTGGCTATAAGGTATACGGTGCAAGTGGTGAGTTAATTACCGGTGTAACGTGTAATTATATAAAAGTACCGTCAGAGGTAGCGTGGGGATACCAAATGGTATACGGTGAAGCATTGTATGACGCTACAACCGCTGTTAATTTTGAGTTGCATGAATCAGAAGAAACCGAGCTAGTTATTAAGATATTAGGCTTTGCTGGTTTATCCACTAAAGAAATTCAAATGTATCAAGTTGCTAATAGCATAGAGGCACAAACCACACAACAAGAAAAACAATAATAGATGGCATTAATAAATAAAACACAGGAAGAATATTATTTAGGACCAGACGGTGTTTGGGATAGTAATGATGAAAATTACGGTGGCTATCAGTTTGTAAGCATATCAGATATTATAAACAATTTTATGGTTATTTATGTTGGCCAAGAAAAAATAATAACAAAAGTTAAAAGAACAGATGTTGCATTCCATGCTCAACAAGCTATACAAGAGTTTAGTTTCGATACTTTACCACAAGAAAAATCAGTTGAGATTGAGTGTCCTCCTGGTTTATATATGGTTATGCCTCAGGATTATGTTAACTATACTAAATTATCTTGGGTAGATAATAAGGGTATTGAAAGAATAATATACAGAACAGACTTAACTAGCAATCCGCTTCCATATGCGCAAGACGGTAATTACGAATATATATTCGATGAAAACGGTGAAGTTGCATATCCTCAACCATCTGAAACATTAAGGAGATGGCAAGAAAACAGCAGATACCCTTTAGGTGATTCTGAGAACGGTTGGAACGCTTGGCAAAATAATCCAGACTTGTTAAATCTTTATGCTTATGGCGGAAGATACGGTATAAATCCAGAACAAACACAATCTAATGGTGTATTTTATATAGATCAAAAGAAAGGCATGATACGCTTTAGTTCAAATCTAGTTGGCAAAATTGTAACTTTAAAATATATAAGCGATGGGCTTGGTTCTGATGAAGACATGACTGTTCATAAATTTGCCATTGATGCAATATACAAATATATAGCTCACGCTATCTTATCAGTAAGAGCCAACACACAAGAATACGCTATACAAAGATTTAAAAAAGAAATGGTAGCAGCTAGAAGAAATGCTAAGATTCGTTTATCAGAATTAAAATCAGATCTAATGGCACAAGTAATGAGAAATCAATCCAAATGGATTAAATCGTAAAACTGAATGGCAGAACTAATACATACATTTACCAATGGGAAAATGAATAAAGATTTCGATGAGAGATTGGTTCCCAACGGTGAATATCGCGATGCTTTAAATTTAGAGATAGCGTCCTCTGATAATTCACAGGTCGGTTCATTTCAAAATATAAAAGGTAATAGAGAAAAGAAATCTAAATACTTAAACGAAACCACGGGTAAACTTACTTCGTGGACTAGTGATTATATAAGCGATTTAAGTAATCCAATCTGTATTGGTGCGTATCTGATGAAAATTCAGACGAAATATATTGGTTTATAGCCTCAGATAATATTAGCGTTATTGCTTCTTATAATTCTGTAACTACGGTAACTTTACCTTTAATTGTAGACACACAAAATATTTTAAAGTTTAGTAAAGATTATTTAATAACCGGAGTTAACGTACTTGATGGTATGTTAATATGGACAGATAATCAAACTGAACCTAAAAAAATAATTATAAAAGATTGGGTTCCTCCAGTAAACTTTTTAACTCATTCACAAATATACGGTAGAAACTTTATAGAGTCTGATCTAACCGTAATAAAAAAATATCCACTACAACCTCCGACTATAGAAGCATATTCTACAGACAGAACTATAGACGGCACAAACCCACCGGTGGTTGCAACTGTCGAAACTCAAACATTGTTTTCTTTTGCAGAAACTATTAACGGTGAAGTTGTTCCATTAAATAGTGAAAGCGGGCCACAAACACTTACTTGGCTTGGAAACACACCTCCTTATTTTAAAGTTGACGACGTCTTGCTTTTTTCGTGGTCAGAAAATGATCCTTTAGACAATGATGCTATCTCACGATGCACTGTTCAATCTATAATAGGAAGTGGGCAAAATCAAACAGGTGCTGTAGTAATTGTTAATTCTGTTGGGGTTGGTATAGAAAATCAAACAACAACTCCCAAATTATATGATGTAGTATTAGAGCAAGAAACTCCATTCTTTGAAATGAGGTTCGCTAGATTTGGCTATAGATACAAGTACGAGAATAATGAAATTTCTGCTTTCTCACCTTTTAGCAATCCTGCTTTTATACCTGGAGATTTTAACTACTCCCCTCAAGAGGGTTATAATTTAGCGATGGTTAATAATATTAGACAACTAACAATATCTAATTTTATACCGTCTAACATACCCATTGATGTAGTTGAGGTAGACATATTATATAAAGCTACCAACAATGCTAATGTTTACGTTGTTGATTCTTTCACTAGCACTGATGACGAGTGGCTTTCCAACTCTTTTAATATTAAAACAGAAATTATAACTTCGGTTGTAAACGCCAACCAATTGCTAAGGCCATACGACAATGTGCCTAGAAAAGCGTTGGCTCAAGAAATATCTGCGAACAGGTTAATATACGGTAATTATACACAAAATTTTAATTTAATTGATTCTTTAGGTAACCCTACCCAAACGGTTATTGATGTGGCTACAGACTCTTTAGATATATTAAATCCTAGCGGAGAACCAATTTCAAGTGTAATAATTGGTAATAATACAGTAGCCGAATCTGTTAAATCTATTAGAACTTACCAAGTTGGGGTTGCTTATATGGATAAGTACGGAAGAACAACACCTGTATTTACAAGTAAGGAAGCAACCGCTGTTATTGAAAAGCAGGATGCTCAAAAATCAAATAAGATTAAAGCGAGGATAGCAAGCTCTGTTCCTTATTACGATCAGCAAACACAATTTCCTAACTTTAAGTATTATATAAAAGAAACATCTCAGGAGTATTACAATCTATGTTTAGACCGATATTATGACGCAGAGGACGGGAATGTTTGGTTATCTTTTCCATCAGCGGAAAGAAACAAAGTAGATGAAGAAACTTTTATTATACTTAAAAAAGAACATGACAGTGATGAGCCTGTAACAGAAAAAGCTAGATACAAAATTATAGCTATTGAAAACGAAGCACCCCAGTATTTAAAAGAAACAAAGTTATCAAAAGGTACAATGACCCGAGATGATGGAAACTCCCAATTGTTGTTTCCAAATGGATATTTTCCTATTGAAGGAGGAGTTGAAATTGCTGTAGATGCTTCAGATAATGATTCTGAACACCCAGGTTTTGAACAAACATTTGGTGTAGAAACTGCATCAACTTCTGGTCTAGTTATGAGAATTACAGACGGTTTTAATATTAGTAATTGGTACAAAATAGGATCTATTGGTAAAATTGATATTAGTGGTGAAAAATATACATTAACTTCTTCTTCAGTTTTTGGAGCGGATATGAACTTCACATCAACAGACCCTTATGGCTGGACATACGCTGTAAACGGGTTACAATTAGAAATAGCTGAAATTGAAATTCAAAATAAGCCGGAATTTACAGGTAGATTTTTTGTTAAAGTAAATCAGGACGTAATACTTACTGAAAATATATTAGCAGCAAGAGCTAGTGATGATAAATATATACGAAAAGCTTTAGGGTTTTGTTATTATTTAGACGCTACTAAGGATAGAAGAAGAGACTGGAGAAGAAGCTCTCACAATTGGCTATGTGATGATGCCCAAGGAAATGACTCAAGATTGTTTATAGACAGAGTAAAAACGAATTGCGCTAGAAAAGGTAACGGCACAACATTAGGAGCAACAGAAGGCACAATTGAAATTAGTTGGACCGGTGGCGGTAAGTATGGAGGAGGTAGATCTATGGAGGTTAAATATCCTGCTTTGCACGATGCTCTAAATTCCGTTGGTTCTTTATTCCGATTTATAGATGCAGGCGGTAGCCTAAGCAGTCAACTGGATAATGGTGATCCTAATGGTACTATATACAGAATTACAGGCATTGAGGATACCGTTGTTAGAACCTATCAATGTAGTAGGATTTTTCCCGACTACGGTGACAGCTTAAATACTTTAAGAAGATATAAGCTTACTATAAAGCCAATTGAAGGAACAGGCGGGTTACAATGGGATCCAGTAGTTAATGGTGGCTTGACAAGCTACACTTGTTCTAATAACAGCAACTATGTTGGTATGGAGTTTTTAACTTTAAACCCAGAAGACAAAGGTTTCACTTCGGCTAATCCAGCTATATTTGAAACAGAACCAAAAGAAGCAGCTGAACTTGATATATATTACGAAGTACCAGGCTCTTATGAAACAGCAACGCAACACGGTGTTGAACATACGTTAGACTTTTTTAACTGTTATTCTTTTGCAAATGGTGTGGAGTCGGATCGTATAAGAGATGACTTTAATCAACCTGTTATTGAAAACGGGGTTAAAGCTTCAGCTACATTAGACGAACCTTATAATGAAGAGCATAGAGGTAATGGGTTAATATTTTCTCAAATATACAATTCAACATCTGGTGTTAATGGTTTAAACCAATTTATACAAGCTGAATCTATAACTAAAGATGTTAACCCTGAATACGGTAGCATTCAAAAACTCTTCTCTAGAGACACTAACTTAGTCACTCTATGTGAAAATAAGTCCATGAAGATCTTAGCTAATAAGGATGCTTTATTTAACGCTGATGGTAGTGCAAACGTTACATCTAATCAAGCGGTGCTAGGGCAAACTATAACTTTTTCTGGTGAATTTGGTATTGCAACTAATCCAGAGTCTTTTGCAGAGTTTGGTTTTAGAATGTATTATACTGATGCAAATAGAGGCACTGTAATAAGATTGTCTGGAGATGGAATAACCGAGATATCTGATTACGGTATGCACGGCTTTTTCTCAGACAACTTAGGATTAAATAATAAAATTATTGGTGGGTGGGATGCTCATAGAAGAAACTATAATGTTTCTCTTTCAACGCTTTCTCCATATTGGCAACAAACTTTAGGTGCTGGAGAGTTTGATAGAACAAACCCAGATCCTGCTTGTGGTCAATTTTTAAACACAAAACCTACGACTAGTACAACTATATCTTTTAAAGAAGCACCAGTTAACGGCTGGACCTCTAGAAAAACATATATACCAGAGGCTAGTGTATTTTTAAATAGTAAGTATTATACATTTAAAGACGGTAGACTGTGGGAGCATAACATTAATACTTCGCACAATACCTTTTATAATATAGGACCTAGTGATGAAACTTTAGGAGATTACTATGAAAGTTCATTTAATGTTATATTTAATGAAAACCCTGCATCAGTAAAAGGATTTAAAACATTAAATTACAGTGGAACTAATTCTAAAGAATATATTTATAAAGTACTACCAAGTCAAAAAACTTATTCATTAGCTCAAGTACAAGCACAGCAATTAAATCCAAATGACTTTTCTGCAACAAAAGGTTGGTACACTAATTCTATTGTTACAGATTTACAAGAAGGCAAGGTTAAAGAATTTTTAGACAAAGAAGGTAAGTATTTTAATTATATAAAAGGATTAGACACATTTTTTAATACAAATTGCGATAACAACGTAGACTCTCATGAATTTAATGTGCAAGGTATTGGACGAGCTAATTCTATTACAGGAGATGTTAACCCTACTAGTTTTATTGTAACAACATCTTTAGATGATACTTGCTTCACAGCAACTATACCTCCATTACTTAATAATCAATCTTTTACCGGAATTGAAGATACATTAGGAACATTCCAAATAGCTGATACAAATACTTGTGCTACTGGCGTCACATTTAATTTAATAAATGATGCAACAAACAGCGGAACACTTGTTTTACAGAGCAGCGGTTCATTTACTTTTAATCCTAATTTAAACTTTTATGGTGATGCTGGATCTTTTACAGTAGAAGTTTGCTGTGCAGGCGTTTGTAGTGCTCCGGCAACTATATCTATAAATATTTTACCTGTGGCAGAGGATCCTTACTTTACAACAAATCATCCGGCTTTAACAGGATTGGTTGACGGTGATGTTTGGACATATAATCCTATAGGTATTGATGATCCCGACCATACACCATCACAATTATTTATAGCTCTACCACAAGCTAATATGCCATCTTGGATGAATCAACCCGCTCCATTAAATGATGGTAGTGGTAATTGGTATATACCTCCTAGTACGGTATCTGGCGGTGCAGGAGCTATTGACTTTACAATGACTGTGGTTGATCCCGATGGAAATACAGGTACACAACAAGTAACTGGTGACACAATTGAAGCGGCTTTATTAGATCTAGAATTTTTAGTTACAACAAGAGGGGCTCAAATTGCTAGAAGTTACACAGATCCAACAACAGGTCAAGTAACCGCAATGACAAATACTGTTTCAGCAAATCACGCTTGTAACAGGGGTACTTATAGAATAGTTGGTAATACTACAGATATAGCTAGGGCATATGTAGGTAATAGTTTAGGTGTTACAGGTTTATATGATACATATACTTTAGATCAAAATGGATTTGCTAACAGCCCAACTGGGGATGTTCAAGGTAGTGCTACAGTTCCTTCAGCAGTGGCTCAAAACGTTACAAGTACCGAGTTGAATTCGTCAGCGCCTTATCAAAAATATATACTAAGTACAGATTCATTTAGCGTTAGAGATAGATACAACTTAATCACTATAGATCAAACAACTGCTAACAATATAGTCGCTAACACGACTGGGCCTAACCCAGAGATTGTTTCTTTTGGTTTAATTGCAGACACGTTTAATGCAGGTGGGGTATTAAATACGCACGGAGATGGAGTTTATTTACAAGTATTCAAATCAGGTGTTGAAATATATTCACAAAAGCAACCAAATAACAGTGCAGTAACTATAAATGTATTAACAGGGGAAATACTATAAATATGGCATCAATAAATATAAACAACTTTTCAGTAACTATAGTAAGTTTTCCAGAGGTAGTAGGAGTTGATTGGACGCAAGATAATCCGTCTGTTGTGCTTTTAATAACACCAGATCCTGGATATACTGTAACCGCTAGCAATTTTTCAGCTACGGCACCACTGCCTAGTTATGTCAGTAGTGTTACTTTTTCGCAGGATGGGGCTAATATAAATTGTGTTGTTAATTATATTTCACCAAGTGTAATGCCAGCAAACGACGTGCTGATTGATATATGTGCTTCGGGATACGCTGAGCAAACACCTGTAACTTTAGCAGGCACAATAAAAGCTTGTGGCACATCTAATATATCTTTTCCAAAAGCAGGCCAGTTGCCAGCTAATTATAGTGGGTCAGGTGAATTTGATACAACAGCGACGGTATTAACACAAAGTGTTGTAGCAAGCACAGGATATTATTTTGAGGTAGAGCCTATATTGGCATTAACAATAGGTAATATAAATAATTACTCTATTACCAAATCTAAAACATATAATAGTAGTAATCAGTTAATAAGCATAGTATTTACTGTAACTTATACTTTTCCTGTTAACAACGTTACAGGAGATGAATTCTGTTTAACTGCTAATGCTATTGATATATATAGCCCTCCGGTTGAAATACAATCTTGGGTATTTAACACTAGTAATGTTAATGTTGGCGGTGCAACTAGAACGTTTACAATTAACGGTATAACAGGCGCAAATTGGGCTTTAGTATGCACAGCAACACCAGGTAACACTAATATAGTTAACACTTCAGGTACAATAGATTCAACAGGGCAAGCTTTGGTTAATGTTATATTTCCACCGACAACTGTAAATCAAACATATACTTTTGTTTTAACCGGTAATTTAGCAAGTACTTTTGATACACCAAACGGGCAACCCTCAACAATTGTAGTTAATCAATATATAAATACATCTTTATCTTTTGGATTTACAAGCACGAATACTAATGTAACAGTAGGTGCTGCTGATTCTAATACTTTTATTCCGGGCAACGAAACATTTAACCAAGATTTTACATATACAGTAGCAGCTACATCTACAGCTAATTTTGTTATTTCTAATCCTATAAATGTTCAAAATTGGACAAATCAAGCCTCTGTGTTTCCTAATTATGAATTTAATGTAAACTCACAAGCAATAACAATAGATAACGTGCCAGCAACTAAAACATTAACAGCTGTGCTCGATGTCACAATATACGGAACAGGCACGCCTAGCTTATTAAGTATTTTAGATTTAGATAAACATATACAAGGTGCTTTAGTGCCGGTTCAACTAAGTTTTGATTCAACAGCTAATGGGGCTTGTTGTACAGTATCAAGCGGAACTTATTTTGTAGCAAGTGGGCAAACATTTTTAACAGCAACATCAGTACTAGATGCTTCAGGTAACCCTGCGGCTGATGGATTTTATAAACAATAAATAAACATGGCAAATTACAGACAACAAACAGGAGGAACATTAGGCTCATCACAAACATGCCCGACTTGTTCTACACAATTAATCTTGTGCTATGCTACAACAGCTAACACTCTATGTTGTGGAACTTCAACCACAGCTACAGTATATGTAGCAGCAGGAGCTACTTTTGCGACTGCAACATTACTTTATTCTGATGCGGCTTTAACAACTATAGCAGCAGCAGGATATTACAGTAGTGACGCGGGCACTTGCACAACACCTTAATATAAATTAATATGGCAACATATAGACAATTAACAACAGCTTCTGGTGGAACACTAGAGCTTAGCCAGAATTGCCCAACTTGTTCAAACTCTTGGAGAGCGCAGGTTTGTGGCCAAGTACAGAATTATTATTTAGACACTACCAGCGGCTACGACGGAAACCAATTGATAGTGCTACAATATAATTATTCAGTAGGAGATGTTGTTTGGGTCAAGCAATCAGCAGGCGGAGCTATAAGCTGTGCGGAGATAATAGCTATATCCTCAACTCCACCTAATGCTAAAATTGACGAAGCAGGTAATAGCGGCAATGGCCCTTACAGTCAATGCTCTAGTTGTAACACACCTTAATACTTATGGCAGCAATAGATTCTATAACATTAACATTTCCCCAACCACTTAACGTTTCTGTTCAAGTGGGAGATACAGCATATTATACAAACGATATAAATGGAAAAGATATTGTCTTAATAGGCGAAATAACAGCCATACCTAATGCTAATTCAATAGTTTGTAACATACTAAGCACTCAAACAAGACCAACTGTTACTAGTTTTATATTGTTTAGTAAAACAGCAAATGTAAATACAAGCGGATTAAAAGGCTACTATGCTGAAATGCAATTAAAAAATGATTCATTAGATTATGCAGAATTATTTTTAGTTGGTTCTGAAATATTTGAAAGTAGCAAATAATACGTAATAATAACCTATAAAACAATTCAATACATATGATACCAATGTTAGGTGCCGTACAGGGTCTCGCGGGAATAGCCGGGGGGATCATAGGAAGCGGTAAAAGAAAACGAGAACAAAGAGAAGCTCAGAGAGAATTTAATAGAAACAAAGCGCGTTTAGAAGGCTTGGATACATCTAACTTAGCTGTTAACCAAGAAAACACCATGGAAGACTTGACTGTCAACACACAGCAAGCTGACTTTGTAAATCAACAGCAACAAGCTGGTATGGCTAGTACTATGGATAAGTTATCCGGTGCTGCTGGTGGATCCGGTATTGCTGCATTGGCACAATCACTTGCTCAACAGCAAACCGCAAATGCTCAATCAGCATCCGCAAGTATTGGACAGCAAGAAGCTCAAAACCAAATGGCAGAAAGACAAATGGCTGCACAACTTCAAAGACAAGAGTTACAAGGAGCTTATGATTCAAGAGCTGCTGAAAAAGATAAAACGGAAACTATGCTGGGTATGTCGCAGCAAAGACTCGGGGCTGCTAATAAGGCTAGGGATGCTGCTACTAAATCAATAATTGGTGGAGTTTCAGGTTTAGCTGGTGCTGCTTTGCCGCAAATACCAGGGCTTGGTGGAAAAGGTGGAGATTTTCTTCAGAATATGTTTGGCCTTGAGAAAAGTGATCAAGCACCGCAAAAACTTTAATAACACATTATGGCAAATAACGCATTAATACAAGGAGCCGCTTTAACTGGCAGAAAATTTTTAGATGTTGGAGGTGCCGTAGCGCAGGGACTAGCCACTTCTATGGTAGCTGCTCCTGGAACTGCTCCAGCAGGGAGGGTAGCTGAAAATAAAGCAATACAAAATAGAGTGAATTCTTATATGAGTAAGATGAAAACTGATATGGATTTCACTAGCTTTAGCCCCTCTGAAACAAAAACAATGCGCAACTTTTTAATGAATCAGCGTAACATATATGCAAACGCTGCTAAAAAGGCTGCGGAATTCGAAGACACTACAGATCCGAACTACATGCTATACGTAGATCAAATGCAGAACGTTAACAATAGCTTTACAAATTTAGCGTCTCAATTAAAATCTTATAAAGAAGGTAAGCTTGAATATGCTAAAACAATGCAAGAAGGTTTGTATTCAGATGGTAATTCACCACAAAGATCTAAAGAAGCATCTATTATATACGGATTTTATGACAGTGATGGTGATGGTAGAAGTGAAGCTAGATACGACGCGCCTTTTCAAATACAAGATGGAGGTAACATAGCTTTCAATGTAGGTGGCCAGGATATATCGTATAATAGCATGGAAGAACCATTCCTTAAAGATACTAAATTTTTAAACGGATTAAATACAACTTCCGAAAATGCTTATAACTCAGGCTTGAGCGGCAAGCCTAATAATCCATACTCACAAGACTCTTACAACCAGCAACTAAGCGACGCTTTGCAAAATGAAAATACTTTAAGGTCGATTATATATGATTTTAATGCAGAGGCACCTATGTCCGATATCGGTAATAGTTTAGATAATGGCAGTATAGATATACCTCAAGCTAGAGAATTAGTTAAGCAAAGACTTATTCAAACAAGAGAAGATGCTTATAAAAAAGGCAAGAGTATTTATAATGCAAAGAAATTAGAACAAGAAGGAGAGGGAGAGGGAGTAGGCTATTTTGCAATTCCCAAAATTGCTGAAGCTCTTGGTATTATGCAGAATAAAATTCTTAATGATACTTATTTTTCGGATGGTGTTGTGGATATTATAAACTTAAAAAGACAGGGAAAGCTTGGAGATTCAGTAACTCAAACTTATTATTTTACTAAAAACAATGATGGTAAAATTTTAATAAGCACAAGCAAAGAAGATGTTGGAAATGGTCAAGCTAAGCCAAGGGACACTTTTGATCCAGCTAATGAAGCAGACGTTAAAAGAGCTAAAGAAGAATTTGGTATTGATATAGTACCTACATTTTAAATTTAATACATATGAAAAAATATAAGTACACCGTAAATGGTAAAGTATCTTACATGAACGTTTCTGACGACAGATTAGAGGAGTTTTTAAAATTATATCCCGATGCTACTGTTGTTGGCAATGAAGTGGATTTTCAAATAGATCCTGCAGATGCGGAGACAAGTGCAGGGTCGGAAACAAATACGGTCTCCAATTTGGACAATGGTTTATTGGCATCTCGCGAAATAGCAAGGGACAACACAGTTGTTGCAAGAAATAAATTTATCGATCCAATAAAAATTATAAAAGATAGAGAGGCTAAAGAAGCATACGAAAATTACAGAGGCGAAATTAAAACACAAGCCGATGAGCTGTATAAAGCTAATGCTTCAGAAATGCCAGTTACAGATTGGGGTAGCTTAGATTTTGACAAGCCAGAAGAAATACAAAACTTTAGATCAAAAACAACTACAGAATTTGTTAAAAATAATCCTATAATACAAAATAAGATTGTACCAAGAGTTGAAAAAACTGTACAACCTCAATTAGAATTGTATATAGCTAATGCCAAAGAAAAATACGATTTAACAGACCCAAATAATATTACTCAAGAAAACATAGACTTGTTTAATAAAGATGTACAAAGTTATTACGGTGAATTAATGAATACCGCTTTGTCAAGTGACTTCCAGTTTAAAAATGTAATGACTGATTTTAATGAAGACTTTCAGTCTAGACTAGGATCAGATCATACTAAATATATTAAAGATGTTCACACACCTGAGTGGATGAAATATTTAGAGCTTGGGGGTAAAAAAATAGATGATGCATTGCCAGATGTTATGGGCTTAGGGCAAATTGAAAATGTATCTAAAATACCTAAGATATTTTATAATTGGGGTAGAAGCTTTAATACATCCGCACAAAAAACAGCATTGGGATTGACTGCAAGGGAGCAAGCAGAAAGAGATAAGTCTTTGCAAAGAAACAAAGATCTGGCTAATAAATATAATTGGTCTGATGAAACTGTAGGATACGTGGTTGACGATCCAGGCAATGTAGTTCAGTCTATGAGATTTCGTCCTAAACAAATGAGTTCCATTGGTTATGAAGACGACGGTATTATTGCTAATTGGAATCAAGGCAAGGAAATGACTTGGAAAGAATTTCAAGAATTATATGCTAATAGAAAAGACGAGAGAGTAGATCAAATGAACACAAGAGCTGTCAAGCTTTTGGAAGATGACATTATAGCAGCGGCTTATGACGAAGGGGCGTTTGATAAATTATCTCAAGGTATAGAGATTAGTAAAAACGTTGGTGCTTTAGTTACAGAGCAGCTGCCTAATATGGTTGGAGCTGTATTGACTATGGGTGCCTTACCTGCTATTCAAATTGGTGGCGACGTATATTGGGATCAAATACAAAACAAAGCAAGAGAAGTAAGAGAGGCTAATGCGAAAGCCCAAGGGTTAATATTAACTGAAGAAGAGCTATATTCTCCGGTATCACCAGAAGAAATGATATCTGTATTAGAAGACGATAATTTTGCAGATTCAGCAGCAATGAGAGCTGTTAGCGGTGGTTTCATTGGTGGTCAATTGGAAAGAATTGGTGCCGCCAAAGTGTTTAAGCCATTTGCAATAAAAGGAGTAGCTTCTATACTAAGAGGTGGAAGTAAAAAAATTATTAAAAACGCATTAGCCACTGGAGGAAATATGTCTAAAGGTGGTTTTAGTGAAGCTTTAACAGAAATAGGTCAAGATTTAGTACAAAGTGTGGCAAGTGGTAATGAACTGAACACTGAAAATATGTTTGAAGCTGGAGCTACTGGTTTTATAGTTGGTGCTGTTTTACCAGGGGTTGCTGCAGTAAAATCTCAAAGCGTTGCTGAATTTAAAACCGTAGCTAATGTTATTGCGGGTAAGTTAAACCCTAAAAGCACTGAAGCGTATTTTAATGGACAGCTAAAACAATTAGACAACTTAATTGTTAACGAAACAGATCCAGCTGTACAAGAAGATTTACAAAACAAAAGAGACGCTTTATTAGAAGTAAGAAATGCCAATACAAAAATACCTGGAGATTTTAATAATGAATCTAAAAAACAATCTTTAGATTTATTAATTGAAAAAAATCAATTAGAGAAACAAACAAAAGATAAAGACAAAAGTCTAGTAACCGAACAGCTTAATAGAATTGCTGAAATAGATTTGCAATTAAAGAATATTAGCGATACAGATGCTTTAACCAAAAAAGTTTTAAAAGCAAATAAAAAAGGTGATCTAGGAATTACTATTATTGAAGCTAAAGATGCATCTGATGCAAAAAAAGAAGCTGAAAATAATAAAATGAATCTTGGTGAGGATGCAAACTCTACGGGATACACTTCGCAAGATGGTAAGACTATAATAATAGATATGTCTAAAGCCGCTGAACTTGGGGAAGTTAACACAGCCGCTCATGAAATGCTGCATGCTATATTATTTAAAACACTATATACTATAAATGACTCTGGTAACGTTGAAGGTAAAAATGTAGTTCGTGGATTAGCCCAAGCTTTACAAACAGAACTTAACAGCTTAGATCCTGATATAATAAAAACGCCTGAGCTAGCAGAAAGAATAAGACTTTATCAAAAAGAACCATCTAGTATTAGAGCAGAAGAGGTTTTAACTTTATTTGCTGACGCATTATATTACGGTGACATAAAATACAATGATGGCATATTTACTAAACTTCAAGATATATTAAGAAGATTACTGCAAAATGCGGGTTTAAAAGATATTGAATTTAATAGTGGACAAGACGTATATAACTTTTTAAAAGATTATAATAGAGGCGTTAGTAGAGGTAATTTAGGTAAGGCTATAAATAAAGCATCGAAAGAAGGCGCTGTTGTTGGTAAAAAAATAAAAAGATTCACTGGACCTGAAGCGGTTCAAAGAGCTAAACAAAATAAATCAACTGCTGCCTTAGCAAAAACAAAAGATAAATTTAAAAGCTTAGAAGATAATTTTCAGTCAGGTTCTGCACAAAACACTATAGCGAGCGAGTTATTTAACATGGTTGATACACAAATTGGGAATAGATTCAATTTAAGACCACAAGTAAAACAAGACCTTAGAGACGATGTAATTGAAAGAATATATAAAGCGCAGGAAACTACAAAATGGGATGGCAGAGGTGATCTATATGGCTTTATAAATGGTCGTATTGCTAAAAGAATACTTGATGCAGTTCGTTCTGACAGTACGTATTTAGAAAACGTTGATAGTAATCAATTTGAGCAATTAGAAAAAGCTGCAAATGAAATTACAGAAAGTGCACCGGCTTCACAAAAATCTAAACCACAATACAGAAATTTATTAAAAAGCAATATTTTATCCGGTGATGTTATATCTAATATCAACTCTAAAGTGCTTAGAACCGTAAGAACTTTAAAGTCTAAATTAGATGAAAAGATTTCTAAGAACAGAACAATCACACCTTTAATTGCTGAGATTAAAAAAGATTTAGGTAAGCAAGCTGATATTGATTTAAAGAAAGCTATGGGTGGTGTTAAAGATAATGCCATACAAAAATTTCTTACTAAAAATAAAAAAGCTATATTGGAAAACATGACCACCACGTGGTTGATGGGAGCAATTCCAAGTGCTGTACAAAAGCAAGTTGACGGAAAGTTTATATCTAATTGGAAAGGCCAAAAAATTGATAGAGAATCTGTTTCAACAGATAGCGCGGGCAGAACATCTGGCGCGGAAATAGCACGAAGAAAGCCTAATGTATCATCAATGTCTGATGCAGAATTTTTAAGTTATTTTGTTGCTGACAATAAGCTTATTAGAGGTAGAAAAGAATCATTAGCTAAAGCTATGGCAGAAGAAATATCTTTAGAGATATTTAATACAGAGTTACAAAATGAAAATAGTGAGATAAGCAAAGCTTTTGAACAAAACCAATCTTTAAAGGGAACAATACTGTTAGATAATTATGTCGCTGAAGTTGCTAAGCAAACTGAAAGAGGTAATGTTAAGTTTAGTAAATCACTAAATAGAGCGCAAGCTAAAATAATAAATTCTAAGAAAGACGCTTTAATAAATAAAATACTTGATGCAAATATTAATCTTACCAAAAAAAGATTATTACCCATGCTGCAAGACACTTATCCCGAACTACCTGTAAAAGTATTAGAGGAATTTGCTAGCGAAAGTATTAATTCAATTAATAGATTTGTTAAAAAAATAGACATAACTAAAAACTTAGATTTTATTAAATTCCTAACAGAGGCGGATATATTGAAAAGCCAAGATTTTTCTTTAATGAAAGTTTTTGGTTTGGAAGGATCAGCCACTGAATTATTTGAAAATGCAGATAACATTTCTAACCAAAGGGGTATGGAGTATGCTTTTAATTCAGATCTAGTTGCTAAAGAAGGTGCTGATGGCCTAATAAAAATATTAAAATGGGGTAGAGGACACCAAGTAACATCTGGTAAAATTGGTGGCGGCAGAGATCAAGCGTATGCAGGTAACCCTGATTATATAGATAATAATTTAAATAATATTCCAGATGTTGAAGTTGTTTATAAAAAAGGTAAATCAACATCAATTAAAGCTGTTTTTTATCAAGGCATAGAAGTAAAAAATTGGAAAGAAAGAATTAAAACGCCTAGCCAATCAGCTGATGGTGGAATACAAAAATTTAGAGACGAAAGCGAATATAGAGAAGAACAAGCTAGAGAAGCTTGGAATTATTTAAATGAGTTCTTATCGTATGTAAATACAAATGGCGGTATGCTAGATTGGGCTATGGCGATGCAATCTTTAAAATCAAATATGTCCGCTGTACTAAAAGCTGCAGCTCCCGTGAAATATCACTTTAAAGGTAATTATAAAGGAAGGTTAAGATATGAGCACGTTATACCAACAAAAGAAATGATAGTTAGATTAACTAACTATTACAAAAATGGTAAAGATTTTGATTTAAACACTTTAAGAGACAAATACAACGTGGCAATAGTTCCTGTGGTTATGGATAATAACTTTAATGTTCTTACACAATCACAAATGAATAGCTCGTTTGATTTAATGAATGATCCTGAATACAAAAGATACTTTAATGAAAACACCTATGGATATCCTAATATGTTTCCTATAGAAGTATTAAGCGGAGACAACAAGGGTGATATACAAGGAGAGGCTTGGGTTGATTTCAATAACGTTTTAAAGCCTTATGCTGCTAAAAACTCTAGATCTGCAAATAGAGCTGACAAAGCTATGAACGCTGCTAGATTGCCAGATTATGCTATTAACCCAAAAGGAATAAGTGTTTATGATTTTGACGATACATTAGCTTTTAGCAAAAGTAAAATTATAGTTACAATGCCGAGTGGTAAGGTCAATAAAATCACTCCCCGCCGAATTTGCAGCTAAAGATGAAACTTTATCTGAGCAAGGTGCTACTTTTGATTTTAGTGAATTTAATAAAGTCGTGAAAGGTACTAAAGGCCCCTTGGCTGCGAGATTAGAAAAAGCTATAAATAAATTTGGTAATAAGAATATATATGTTCTAACTGCTAGGCCTCAAGCGTCGGCCCCTGCTATATATGAATTTTTAAAAGGTATTGGTTTAGAAATACCATTGCAAAACATAACAGGATTACAAGATGGTAGACCATCTGCTAAGGCTGATTGGATGGTAGATAAATTTGCTGAGGGATATAATGATTTTTATTTTGTAGATGATGCTTATAAAAATGTTAAAGCAGTACAAGATGTATTAAGCGCGCTTGACGTTAAATCTAAAGTACAGCAAGCTAGAGTTAAATTTAATAAATCATTAAATAGAAATTTTAATGATATGATTGAGCGCAATAAAGGTATAAAATCTGAAGCTCAGTTTTCAGACGCTGTTGCAAGAAAGCGCGGCGCAAATAAAGGTAAATATAGATGGTTTATTCCTTCATCTGCGGATGACTTTAGAGGATTGACACAATACACCTTTGCTGGTAAAGGGAAGCAGGGTGAAGCTGATCAAGCGTTTTTTGAGAAAGCATTAATGGATCCGTATTTCGCAGGTGTATCTGCTATCGAGTCCTCTAGGCAAATGATGAAGAATGCGTATAGCAATTTGCTAAAGCAAATGAAGCCAGTAAGAAAGAAGCTTAATAAATTAATACCTGACACAAGCTATACTTATGATCAAGCTATAAGGGTTTATTTATGGAACAAAGCAGGGTACGATATCCCAGGTTTATCTAAAAGAGATTTAAAGAAACTTATAAGTGTAGTTAATAATGATTCAGATTTATCAGCGTTTGCTGATGGTGCTTTATTATCTTCTAAGCAAGAACAATGGTCGGAACCTTCAGAGCATTGGCAAGCAGGAACTATACTTAGGGATTTAAACGAGTTAACTGAAAAAGTAAATAGAAAAGAATACTTAGGAGAATTTATAGCCAATTCTGAGATATTATTTAGCCCTGAAAATATGAATAAGATTGAGGCTATTTACGGCTCTAGACATAGAGAGGCTTTAGAAGATGCTTTATATAGAATGCGTAACGGAACTAATAGACCTTCTGGTGGCAGCAGGTTAACAAATGCCTGGAACAATTGGGTTAATAATTCCGTGGGTACCATCATGTTCTTCAACAGAAGATCCGCTTTATTGCAGCTATTATCAACAGTAAACTTTATAAACTGGTCTGATAATAATCCATTAAAAGCTGGTATAGCTTTTGCTAATCAGCCTCAATACTGGAAAGACTGGGTTAGAATATTTAATTCTGATAAACTAAAGCAAAGACGTGGGGGTTTAAAATCAGATATACAAGAGCAAGAGATAGCGAGTCAGGCTAAAAACTCTAAAGATAAGTCATCAGCTATAATAGCTTACTTGTTAAAAATAGGTTTTACACCAACTCAAATTGCAGATAGCATGGCTATTGCAACGGGTGGTGCTACATTCTACAGAAACAGAATAAATACATATGTAAAACAAGGAATGTCTAAAACAGAAGCTGAAACAAAAGCATGGGCAGACTTTAGTAAAATATCAGACGAGGCGCAGCAGTCTGGTGATCCGGCTTTAGTTTCTCAACAACAAGCTAGTGTTCTAGGTAGATTAGTATTAGCTTTTCAAAATACACCCATGCAGTATACTAGATTAATGAAAAAAGCTGGACTTGATATTATAAATAGACGTGGTGATTTCAAAACAAATTTTAGTAAAATAATATATTACGGTGCTATTCAAAACTTTATATTCTCGGCTTTACAAAATGCATTGTTTGCTATGATACCTGGGTTTGATGATGAAGAAGAGACTGAAGAAGATAAGAAAAAGAAAGAAAACCAAAAAACAGGTAGGATAGTACACAGTATGGTAGACACAATACTAAGAGGGTCTGGCTTAGCAGGAGCGGTTGCAACTACTGCTAAAAATACTATTAGAAAATTTTTAGAACAAGAAGAGAAAGGATTTACTGCGGATCATACTTATACTATTATAGAGGCGGCTAATATATCGCCACCGATTGGATCTAAATTAAGAAAATTGTACGGGGCAATACAAACATGGAAGTTTGATAAAGACGTTGTTAAGGAAAGAGGGTTTGATGTTACTTTAAATGGTAAATTAAACATTAGTCCAACATACAATATAATAGGTAATCTATCTTCTGCTTTAATAAATTTACCGCTAGACAGAGCACTAATGGAAATAGAAGGTATAACGGAAGCATTAGACGAAAGAAATACTTTATATCAAAGAATAGCTTTAGCGCTAGGTTGGAGAACCTGGGGTGTTGGTGCTAAAAATGAAGAAGAGGATCTTATAAAAGTTGAAGCAAAAGCCAAAAGAAAAATAGAAGGAAAAAAGAAAGCAAAAGAAACAAGAGAAAAGAATAAAGCTGAAGAAAAAAAATTAATAAAAGCTTTAGAATATTCTCAATACAAAAAATTTAAAAAAGATACTAAAGGTATGTCCATATCTAAAAGAATTGATTACTTGAAAAAAATAAAATAATGAACGAACCAATTACAATTAGAGTACGAAAAGCTAGAAGCAACGTAAAAGCACCAGAGGGTATGGAAATATCCATGAATGCGGATGGCAGTGGTGGTGCTGTCCCAGAAAAAAATCCATCACCTGCTAAAAAAATTGGACCTCAAGGCTTAGGCGTTAAAGGCAACAATGGGTATAGTATAGGATCACCGGCTAAAGCAAAAGATGCATGCTACCATAAAGCGAAAGCAAAGTATGATGTATTCCCCTCTGCTTATGCATCGGGATATATAGCTAAGTGCAGAAAAAAGAAAGGTAATATAAAATAGTATGGCTTTTAAAATGAACTCGCCTTTGAAAGTTAAAAAAACTAAAAAGGGCGCATCACTTAGGCGTTGGTTTAAAGAAGAATGGAAAACACCAAAGGGGAAAGAAGATTACACAGACGGCGAAAATACTTTTAGACCAACTAAAAGAGTGACAAAAGATACACCAGCAACTTGGAACGAATTAACTCCTGCTGAAAAAGCAAGAGGTCAAAAAGAAAAAAATACTAAAGGTAGAGTTAGTAGATATAAAAAAAAATAAAATGACTATAGACGACGCAAAATTGTACGCATTAAACACAACAACACTTGGGGCAACAACTTTTATGCATTTCGAAGACGCTTTAAAAATAATACTATTGCTAGTAACTATAGGTTATACAATATCAAAATGGATTGGTGTTAAGAAAGATAAAAAGAAATGCGACAAATAAATAAACTTATAGTACACTGTTCCGCTACACAAGAAGGTAGAGAATTAGATGCGGCTGAAATAAATCGGTGGCATTTAAAAAGAGGTTGGAAAGGCATAGGGTATCATTATGTTATTTTGTTAGATGGTACCATAGAATATGGCCGCAACATATATGAGCAAGGTGCTCACGTTAAAAATCATAATAAAGGATCAATAGGAATTTGTTATATTGGAGGTGTTGAATCAGAACGTGGCTCTAATGGTAAATGGATTGCTAAGGATACTAGAACACCAGAACAAAAAGAAAGCTTATTATTATTGCTTAAAACATTAAAGAAGATGCATCCGGATGCCACGATACATGGCCACAACGAATTTGCCGCGAAAAGTTGCCCGTGCTTTGACGCTTATCAAGAATATTGTAATATATAAAACAAAAATTATGAGAAAAGGAATAGGACCAAGGAATTTAGGAGCAAGCCCGCTAAAGCAAAAAAATGATAGAAAAAAAGAATATAACAACTTAACTGAAAGATTTGAAAATTTTGACAGAAGTAAAGACACTCTTATTATAGGAAGATCAAACTCTACATCTGGTGCAACTTTTGGAAATAATCAAAAGCGCCAAAGAGCTATTGACCAAAGAAAAATGAAAAGACAAGTAAAGAAATCTATTATGTTAAATATGGGTGACGGACAATTTAAATATGTTACTCAACACGAAAAAAAATAAAAAGGGATACCGTTTCCAGTACCCCTCTTTACAACTAACTAACTAACTAACTAACTAATACATATAAATTATTGAATTTTTTATACACATTAGTTTTTATATGTATAAAAAAGTCACAACTTCTATCCTTTAGCCATCGCATGCAAGACAATCTTCATTCATTGCTTGCTGTGCAATATCTCCACGCAAGACAGACTCTGTCCTCGTATAATATAAAGTTTTAACCCCTCGTTTCCACGCTTCAAAATGGACTTTGTTAATCCATTTTGGTGTTGCAATGCTCGGGAACGCTAAATTTAAACTAACCGACTGATCTACATACTGCTGTCTCAGTCCAGCTTGATTGATTAATTCTAATTGATTTATTTCCTTAAAAGTCTTAAACACTTCCTTAGCAGGAATATCATGTCCGATTGTAATATCACTAAGTTCAGATATATTTTGAACAGACCCTCCATCAGCCAATATCTTATCCCATATTTCATTTGTATTTATTTTAAGTTTTTTCAATAGCTTAACTAGTGTCGGGTTTTTCCTAATGAAAGTCCCCTTCGCACTCTGTTCTGTAAAAACATTCGCAGCCCACGGTTCAATACCTGGCGAAACATTTCCACTAAGCTTGCTATTACTAACAGTAGGAGCAATAGCACGTAAATGAGTATTGCGCATACCAGTTCCAGCACACCACAAAGGTTCGCCGTATGTCTCTGCAAGATCCATTGAAGCTCTTTCGCTTTCAATTTTAACTTGCGAAAATATTTTCCTAGTTTCAAACTGAGCAAGCAAACCTTCAAAAGGTATTCCCTTTTCTTGGAGATACGTGTGCCATCCCAAGACACCCAACCCAAGCGCTCGTCCTTTCTGAGCAGAACGAATGGCATTTTCAAAACCTCTAAGTCCTTTTGCTCTTTGAATAAATTCCTCCATAACGCCATCAAGAAACCATATAGAGTCGTATATAAGGTTTGTGTTTTTCCACTCTTCATATTTTGCTAAATTTAATGATGATAAGCAACAAACAAAACTGTGATTTTCATCTGTATGTAAAGTAATCTCAGAACATATATTGGTCATATGAACTTTGAGACCGTTATCTTTGTATGCTGCTGGGTTATTTTTGTTTGTATTTCCCTTAAATAAAATATAAGGCTCTCCAGTTGCTTTTCGCTTTTGTAATAATTTTGACCATCTCTTTCTTGCATCTTTATCACCTCCTTCAACTCTTCGCATGAACTTGTCGCCGACCACAGCGCACTGGTGTAGGTTGAGGGACTGACGATTAACGTCTCCTTTAGGTTCTCTAATTTCGATCCAGTCTTCGAAATCGGCATGCTCAATATTGATGTTAACTGAAGCAGCTCCTCGTCGGACAGATCCTTGATTAGTGGCGAGTATTGTTGAATCGTAAATCTTACAAAACGGCACAACTCCATCAGATGTTCCATTTCCTGTTATTTTAGCGCCAGCGGGTCTTATTTGATTTATACCGATACCAACTCCACCGCCGTGCTTAGCGAGTAGCATCATCTCTAGATTCTTTTGTCCTATGTCTTGTATGCTATCAGCCACATCAATACCAAAGCAGCTAATAGGCAAGCCGCGATCAGTACCTGTATTAGATAATACTGGACTAGCGAGACATAACCAACCATTCCAAATGTACTCGAAGAAAGTTTCTGCCATTTCTGGTTTATATAATCTACGAGCAACCGTTTTAGCGACTCTTTGGTATGCTTCTTTAGGCGTTTCTCCGTTGAATAAATATCCCCCGGATATAGTCTTCTTGTATACGTCGTTATTACCCCACGCAGGGTAATCTTCTCCTTTTTTCCAATCATCATTCCACATTTGCATCAGGTTGTTTTTGTTGTTCTTCTAATAACTTAGCTATAGCTTCTTCATATCCAGGCATTCTTTTAACTGTCTCTAATAAACCTTGAGCCAGTGTATTAACGTGCATTATGCCTTGTGTATTATTGTGCATTCCTTGAACTATCTTGCCCATGTCATGCTTCATATTAATTAACGTTTTTTCTTTCATTTCATAAAATGTGTTATCCAGGCTATTAACCCGTTTAAATTTAAAGTAACTAGATTCCATTGCTTTCTCGAAGCTGTTTGTACCATTACGCATATAAAACCAATTATATAAAGCGATGGTTCAATTGTCCATTGTGCTGCTATCAGGAAGCCTGCTCCCATATAACCTATACGGGATGCAAACTTTTGATATGATGTTAACTTATTTGTATAAGCTAACAGCTTAAGTAATTTTCTTTTTGTTACCATATGTCTTCGAAGTCTTCTCCTTCGCCAGCTTTAGAATAATCTGTTGGCCTAATAGCGAAAAAGTCAGTATGAGTGACGCCCCCGGTAAGATGATAAAACCAATTAAGATTATCCGCTGCATCTTTTTCATACGCGAAATACGATCCCAAATCGATGTACCCCAATTCAACAAGCTTTTCATTTGTTCTCTTTCTTATAAATTGTTTTAAATCATTTGCCTTAATGCCTTCAATGTCTCCCATCTCGAACATTTTATCTATATACTTCTCTTCTAAATCTACCATTGCTTCGGCAGCTTTAATTACATTGTCTCTGCATGCTTCTAGCAAAGCATTATCTTCCTGGCACATATGTCTAAATAATTGACAACCCATTTTACTATGCAATGACTCATCCCTTACAGACCATTTCATTTGCTGACCAATTCCTTTGAGTAAATTACGTAATTGAAAACTATATAAAACAGCGAAAGCACTATATAAACTAACACCCTCTGCGAAAGCGGAAAATATAGCCAAGCTTGTACCGATGCCAACACTACTAGTACCGTCATAAGCAACCAAGTTATCAAAACGTCTAGCTGTTGCAGGTTCGTGTAAAAATGCTTCATAGTCTTCTAATTTTAATGTTTCATTTAGATAGCTATATGCTACAGCATGCACGGTTTCTTGTGAGCCAAACATCATAGCCATCTGTCTTATCTCGTGTTTAGGAAACCACGATACGACCTTCTGGGTCCAATAGTCTGAAACAGCGCATTCGGTCTGCGCGAATCCAAGAAGTATGTTCCCAACGAGGTTTTTTTCTTTTTTGTCAAGTCTTTCATTCCAATCTTTTATATCGCTCTGCATTGAGATTTCAGTATGTAACCAAAATGCTTGAGCTTGTTTTAACCAACCTTCTGTATAGTATTCAGGATAATCAAATGGTTTGTACGCTACGCGCTCATCAAACAATCCCATTATTTAAATATTTCTAACGCTATATCTACAAAAGGTAAATATAAGACATGCGTTACTTGTGTTTCTTCGTCATAAGTTCTTGCTCCTAGCAGTACACCAGGATACGTACCTATAGATAAACTCCAATTCTTATTTTCCTCCATATGCTTTAATATTATATTTATCTTGTAGTTCAACTAATTCTTTATATTTTATTTTGCCTCTAACATCCCAACTCCATTTGCACCATTTATCAATCTGTCTTTCAGCGTACTTTTGCCTAGCTAATCTTTTCGACTGGCTTGGATGAGGCTTATCGTTTCGTCGCATTCTTTTTGATTTTGTGGTTTGTATAATGTTGTACCCGGAAACTGCCTAACTATTAATTGCTTAAATAATTTCCATCGCATAGGAAATGATTCGTTTGCTCTACCTTTGGTTTCAATTATAAAATCTTCGCCAATAAAATCTGGTGTATACTTTATAGGTAATATTCTTTTTTCACCTCTATTCTTGTAATCACCTTTACCATTGGATTGTCTTTCATAAACTTTATTATCAAAATGAAATCCATTTAATAAAACAAACGTTTCTCCCTCGTATTTAGCTTTAATTCTTGCTTTCTTTAAAGCCATATACATATAACGTTCAAGGCCCGAAGCAAAGTTGATACCATCATATGATACCTTCTTTGCTTGCACTGGTCCTCTCTTCTTTTTTCTTTTATAAGGTTTTCTCATCATAAGCTTCTTTTGCTTTTTGTAAATATAACACAGCATCCATAAGCTCTTCTTGTAAATGATTAAGCCAGTCTATTACTTTACTAGGATCTTCATCTAGTGTAACACCGTATTTAGCATAGCCTACATCTGATCTAGACACAAATTTATCTACAACTCGCTCAACAACTGGATCTCTAAATTCTATTTGTTTTTTACTCATTGTCTGTATCTTTTACGAATGTTCCATTAATCATTTTACCTGTTCTTGCTGCTATAACTTTATAAGCTTCGTCAATACAATATTCTATATTGTATCCTTCTAAATGAGCTAAGTTTGTAAGCACTACAACAATATCACCTATCGCATCTATAACCTCAGGTTTATCATTTTTAAGTAATGCTTTAGCTAACTCTCCAGCCTCTTCTTGTAATTTGACATATTGTGTATGTGAATTACCTTCGTTATATAATCCTCTTGTAGCTGCCCAGTTTCTTATAAGATCGAATCTTTCATCTGAACGTACATCAGGATTGTGGTCTGTGTTATAAAACGCTTCATAAAAAGCTTTATTATATATATAGCTTCTTTTATCATTGTACATTGATGTTTTACAATTCTGCATAATCCAAGGTATTGTTTTGGCTGTTATTTCAAATGTGCCAAATTCCGTAGACCATTTAGCCCCTATGTGGTCCGATAAATTACCTTTAAGTTTATTTACTGGATAGGGGAATGTACTTGTCTGCTCTGTAGCGTTAATTTTCATTTTATTTGATTTAATTAAATTTTTATAAGTTTGTCTATCAACTTTATAGCCGTAAGACTTTTGAAGTTCTATTTCCTTTGCAGATATAATTTCTATATCATCGCTTGTAAATAAAACTTCATACTCTTCTGGTGCATATCCTTGTTGCTCCGTAACTCTTTTATTAAGATTACGTGTAACTCCAATTTTTTTACCAGGAATGTGATAAATGTTGTACATATTTTTAGTTTATTTGCCAACACTCAACTCTGCTTTTATAGCAGGATAAGGATTGTATTTGATTAAATTTATTTCATTATGCTTAGGTATTTCTAAAGAAACATCTAAACCTTTATCTAACTTAAGCTTTGGTAAAACTCTTTTAGGTCTGTTTATATATACATTTGCTTGTTCTAAATGATTGTTATATAAATGACAATCCCCAAGCTGTCCTATAAGCTTCCCAGGCTTCAAATTAGAGCCTTTAGCCAACATCTCGAGTAGTAAGCCATACATTGAAATATCGTACGGCAGACCAAGAAATATATCGACTGATCTTTGTTGCCACATTAAATCCATAACGCCATTGTTTATGTATATTTGAAATCCGTAATGACACGGAGGCAACACCATATCATCCATTTCATGAGGAGCCCAGGCGGATAACATAATGCGACGACTGTGCGGTGTATCACGTATAGCATTTACTACATTTGCTAGTTGATCAACCCCATTGAAGTCACGCCATTGTTTTCCATATACAGGACCAAGTGTTTCGTCCGTTCTACCTGATCTATTATAATCAGGGCGCCAGTATTTAACACCATTGTCTTCAAGATATTTAAGATCTGTTCTGCCTTGTAATATCCAAAGCAATTCTGTTTTAACTGCTTGGAAGCTTATCCTTTTACCTGTGAGTATAGGGAAGCCAAGTGACATATCGTGCTTAATCGTTCTTCCGAAGACAGCTCTCGTCCCTGTCCCTGTTCTATCCTCTTTATTAGATCCGCCGTGGAGTACACCTCCCATAAGTGCTTTATATTCATTTTCTATGTTTATCATAATAATATTTACAAAATTCATAATACGCTTTCCAAATCGCGTCTCTATTATATATACTCGGTGCTACATTAGGTTTCTCTCCACGTTTGTATGGGCCAAGTGTTATAGTTATTCGCCAGTTATCTGGATCGTTCTGTATTCCTTGAGGTGCAATTCTTATATCATTACGTATACAATACAAACAAGCTTTAATCTCGTCTGTAGTAGGAACGTATTTTGGCATGCTATAATTAGCGCCTTTTCTATATAAGCTTTTCATTTATTCCCAAGGCATAGCCTCATCTGTTAAGTTTAATTGCTCGTGAGGTATAAAGCAACCCGACTTTGGTTCCCATTTAAAATGTGCTTCAGCACCGTTCTCTCCTAAGTTTTGAAACTTTACTTTAAGAACTTTAGCTTTAACAGTTTTCTCTTCATAATTTCTATGAACTAATATACCGTGATAAGAAGCATCATACCATTCACCTCCACCTTTAATGTTATACATTGTAGGTTCTTCAATCTTACCGTCTTGTGTCTTATACATCTTGGTAGGGTGAGCTACTATAAATACAAGCACATCGTACTTCTTAGCAAATATTTCTATCTTAGTTAAGTATTCCATAGTATACCTGTTAACATCTTCTGTCTTACAGTCTACGTCTCTAACCTTATTAAAAGGATCTATAACTAAACATTTAATACCTTTACGTTTTACTAGCTCAGCACCTTTACGTAACACAGACTCTAATGTGTAACGTTCCATATCAATATGAAAATAATTGCTATTGCAGTGATCAGCTATTTGATTCCATTTGTCTCCGTGTATATCTGAAGCTGATGGCATACCTTCCCAGGTTTTTCTCATTAGCTTGTGAGCATGTAAATACGTCGGCGCATTTTCTGGTGATGCAAAAGCCGTCTTCCAACCGTAGTTACGATTATATCCGACAACCATCTGATCAACAAAGTCTGATTTACCTGAACTAGGTATACCAGTGACAGTAATAAATTGACCGGTATAAGTACTAAAAATGTCATCAAAATTGGATAAGCCAACTTGATATCCTTTCTTAAAGCCGTTACGAACAAAGTCAGTAACCTCATCCTCAATATCTCTGAATGTCGTAACATTTTCAAGCGGAACGGGTCTCGCTCCGGTAATACGCTCTGATAGTTTTTCTTTTCCATGCTTGATTAAGTATTCATTAGCATCTTTACAATCATCAAACGTTGCTAAGTAGCAAACTTCTGCTCCTAGCCTTCTAACTAACTCTGATTGCAATGCTTGCCCAGCTTCGTCCGAATCAACTGCTAATATTATTTTCTCTTTGTCTTCAAAATAATCAATACAATTGTCTAGATAATCTAAGTTATTACTATTTAATGTTGCACCATTAGGAACTGATATTGCGTTAGGTATTCCAGCTTCGTGCAATGCTAACACATCCATTTCACCTTCTACTATAATACAATATTCATATCCTACTATACTATTTATATTATAAAATACTTTCTCAGCTCCTTTATATAGTTTAAAGTTTTTTCTACCGTCTCTATATTTAATATTAATAAGCTGATCACCCATTATATAATTAAACTGAATCGTATTCTCGGCCTTGCCGGTTTGGGGCATGTACTCAGAGCCCTCACTAACTTGCAAGTCAATAAGAGTCTGAGCTTTTATACCTCTTGTTTCAAACCATTTAATTACTTTATCACTTAAAAAATCTGGTTTTTCAGGGTCAGCTATAACAACTGGCCTTACATATTCTTTTTCACTAGCACCTTTACGCTGATAAGTGTGTAATTGAAATGATGTGTTACAATTATGACAAGTACCGAGACCACGTTCCCAATCGTAAGAAGCGCACTTTAATTTTTGCTTCTTGGGTTGTCTATCAGAAGAGCACAAAGGACACGTCCCTTGTTTCTTACCTTCGTCAAGCTTATATTGATTGAACTCATCAATCAAGAATCCATTGATCTCTGTTGTCTGCATTAATTATATTAGTTTAAAATGGTAAATCATCTGCCGGTTGTGCTACCGGTTGAGCTTGTTGTGGTTGATCTGTTCTTGGCGCAGCGGCTACATTATCACCGTTAGTCCACACCACTTTAACATTTCCTAAATAAGTCTTAGCTACTTTAGCTTCACGCTCCTCTTTAGATTGTTCAACAATAACTGGCCCTTGATTACCATAGTTGTCAACTTCGTCATTAATTGTAATTGTTATAGGTAAATACTTACCTTTCTTGCCCACATAGATTTTATCTTTTGGGATTTCATTCAAGTTAATACTTGCTTTAATTATACTTGCCATATTAGTACGCGTTTATCTGATTAAACATTCTTGTTAATTGCTCTTTTGTAGCACCAGTATTTCTTCTCATATTGTCTACTGCTTTAACATGATTTTGGTTAGTATAAAAATTATCTACACTTGTTTTCATTCCTGTTACTGTACAAATTTTTGTTTGGTTTTTTCTTGGTCTTGCCATAATTAATAATTAAAGGGTTTTGTTAATAAAAAATTGTTGTGGATCGAAATCCGGGTTTTTAAAAAATAGTTCATATGCTTCTATAGCTCTTTCAACTTTATCTCTACCGCTTTCCAAAAACTTTGGAGAACAATCAAATATACCTATTTGATGAGATGATTTGTCTATAGCCATAAACACCAGCTCATAACCAAATAATTTTTGGTAAATATAAGCTTGTGAATCGTAATTATATTTTCGTGCACTATACTGAAATTTTGATATGTCAGCTGTAGTTTTCAAATCAATAATTAATTTTTCACCGTGGTTTATTATATCAGCTTTGCCTTTCCACATATGGCCGCCTATTTCTTCAATCCCAGGCTGTTCGTAAGTTACACTCTCGCCTGTTCCACGAATCAAATCTCTACATATGTCATTAGACATTATCTTGTCTACTAACAATTCAGTTTTATCTACTTCGTGTTGCAATAAGCATATCTCACCGCCTGAGATCTCTCTATACGCTTTTGTATTTCTAGTTGTAGCTTCTACAATCTTAAAGTTATTAAGCTTTTCAGGTTCTAGTATAGCTGTATGAAAATACCCACCAATTAAAAATGCAGGTCTATTCTCTAGAGGTACGCCTAGCGATAGAGGGTTTGTTAACAGTGTAGAGATGTCAGAATTACTTAAAAACTTCTTACCGTAACTGCCGTAATAGTTTTTATCTTCCTTAAGTTTTTCTAACACCTCTTTCTTGTTAGCTTTTTCCATTTTATAGAGTTTTCAATTTTGCCTCTACTTCTTTAGATAAGGCATACTTTGCTTTTATAGCTTCAATCTTACCTCCTGCTTTAACGTAATCCTTTGCTTTAGCAAATGCTGGATCTTTGTCTGATGTTAAGGTAGGCTTGTTAGCTCTCGGTGCATTACCGTGGTTGTTTGTAGCGTCACTATCTGCAGTGTCGTCAATTAAAAATAAATTACCTAGCGCATATTTTTTTCCGTAAGATGATGCACTACCGAACTTTTGAGGCATTTGCATACCCTTCTGAGTTAGGTCAACGCCTACAAGTGCAGTAGCACGTATAGCATTTTCGCCATCGCAGATGATAGCAGTTGATTTGATAATTGGAAATTCTTGATTGTCAATTAGTTCCTCATCAATTCTTACTGATACTCCTAACTCTAAGAGAAAGGGTTTAGTTGCTTCTAGGATGTCTTCGGCTGATCTGAAGTTGTATTTGCCGAATGAATTAAATCTACTCTTCTTCGATTTAAATTTTGTCTGGATTTGGGCCAGCTTTTGGTTTATGGTCATAAGGTATTGTTTGGTTTCTTATTATTATTATTACGTATTTTATTCATAAGTTAAAGATAATCAATTACTTGGTTGCTGTCGACATTAGCGATTAAATGGTCGATTGCTTCTTTTTTAATCTGCGAAACTATAACAGTTGCAGTCGGAACTTTGAGACCAATATAGTCTGCTATTTCTTTAGCAGAATGTTTGTTGCAATCTAAACCATAAAATAATCTAACCACGTCATATTGTTTTGATGTTAAATGTTCTTGCATTAAACTAAGTAAATAAGTGTTTAGCAAAGCTATATTATATGGTTCGGACTTATCAGGTAATTGATAAGCGAAGTTATCTTCATCGGCTGGTGTTATATCATAACTTGAAAACATACTATTAAAAAACAGCGCTACCATCTTATCATCTTTAGGGTTCTTGCGTATTTCATTTAGCTTGTGTTCTGGTATTTTAATATCGCCTCTGTTAATATCTATTGATCTTCTTATAGCTCCTTTAATTCTTTTACTTAGAAATGACTTCAATGTTTTTTCAATGTCCTCTGATTCGTTTAAAACATTCCAGTCTAATCTGTCTACAGCTTTAGTTAATCCTGCTCCACCTTCTTGTAATAGATCGTTGATACTTAAAACTCCTGAAGCTTGCTGCGTTGTTGAAAACTTGCGAGCTAGATTTTCTACCAATGGCAGAAACCTAATTATAAGTTCATCTCTTGACAATTCACTATAGCCAATGTCTTCATCAGGCATAGATGACTTAACATCTTCTTTATACCTAATGTAATTCTGTATATTATATTTTTTCATTACTCATTATAATTGCTGGTTTAATAGTTCTTTTTCTCGTCTTAATTCATTTGTCATATTTCTATGCACTGTACGTGTTGAACAACCTAACATTATACTTATCTTTGATATATTGATTTTTTGTTTATTATCATTTAATATAAGCATACTATCATATATTTCAGCGGCCGATAGCTTTTGTCTACCAACCATCTGGCCTACTATAGATAGCTTTTGTCTCATATCTAAACCGCAGTGATCTTTGAATATAACCTTACGCAATTTATTTGGTGGTGGTTTTTCTAAGTCCTGCATTGATACATCATATACCATGCTCTGCATTAATTGTTCTGATACTTTAAAAGTAACAAATCCATTTCTATTATCGCAGACGTATCGTGTTAATGCTGTAAAAGCATCAGCATCCATTTGGGGATTCAAGTACCATAATACGTACAAGTGCCACTTCAAAGATCTATATGTAGTTATCTTTGCTCTTGACGCAAACAAGTTATAACATTCATGGGTACCGTCCGCATAAAAATCACCCCAGGCAAATTGCTCTGTTGGTTTATCGCTGATCGGATTACGCCTGTATATTACTCTATGCCTGTTAAGATAATCTTTATTTCTTTCGTACTGTGACATTAGCCTGTTACTATTATTATTATACTACCTATCGTCCCTATATGGACAAATACTTTAATCTTCTGTTATATTTAAGAAAAAGCTGGCTTTTTATTTTTGCCATCTCATAATTATCTTCTATAACATATAATACTATGCTGTTATGAAGCTCTGTTATTGCCTGTTCTAAAATTCTTTTGTGGTGCCGCTTTCTTCGGCTTTCGATAAGCTTTAATTTTATTGCTAATTCCATTGTAATTCGTGCTTATTAAGTGGTCTACTAATTTTTTGCTCATTTTTATTTGCTATTTTACATTTATCTAATTCATAATAATTCCAGTATGCTTTAATACTATCACCCTCGACCTTGTATTCGTCTGGCATACATTGAGGTGGTTCTTCGAAAGTACCTGTTGGTATTCCTGGAGGTGGGGTAGCTAAAATATCTTTGCATTTTGTAATTGTTAAGTGAGTTTTATTATATCTATTTGTGTATTCTTTACCAAGTGCCAACATATGATTATATAACCATAAGTATTGTGCTTTATTTGTTCTGCACCATATAGTTGACGGATGATTTAAATGCGCTTTTTTATATGGAACGTTGTTATTACCTAGTGCTATATGAGCCGTACAAAGCATTTGTGCTGACTCTAAGATCATTTTAACTTTATGCTTATCATAAAAGTAACTAGCTGAAACAACAGGGTCTCTGTCTAAATAAAATATATTCATCTGTATCGTTTATTGTTTAGTCTATTGTAATGTTTGTCTAATAAGAGGTTTGCTATCTCTTCGCTTATCATGTTGTCGTTGTATAACTGCCATATTAATTTATTCATAGTTTCTGATTGCTTTAAATTGTGGGTGTCTGTAGCTATTAGCTTTTGTTCGTTCGAAATAAGTGAACGTCGCTGTTTGGCCAATATAGTTATGAATATTTTCCAACATATTAGCTAACATTTTGTAATTATAGCCTTTACCGGGAGGGCAACCGAACTCGATACCGTCAGCATCGATCATTAAGAACTTGCCGAGAGTGCCAGTACGTTTACCTTTGCCAGGTACATAGCCAACTATCGTCGCTTCAGTATCGTGGAAATCTTTAAACTTTTGTAGGTTATAAGAACGTTTGCATTCATATGGTTTATCTAAACGCAATATAGAACCTTCGTAATCATTAGCTAGAAATTTGTTTTTGTGCATATATAAAGCATCAGAATAACTGGTTACTTCATAAGACGGAACATATTTAACACAGTAAGAATACATATCGCTAGTAGCAAGTTGATTCATTCTGTACGAATAGTTTTCGTTCATTACATTTTCAATATAGTCATAACAATGAAATTGTACATATGCTGCAGACTCCGTTCTATCAGCGGCAGATGGCTTTTGTTTTCGAACTAATGATATTATTTTTTCGAAATCGTTGCGTAATTCGTGATTGTACAATTCACCGTCAAGCACAATATCTGGGTGCTGATCGAAGAATGGTTTTAGATTTTCAAGAATGTGATGAATATTTAGCCAAGGTTTGTTGTTGCGAGAGAATGCGACAACTTCACCGGATTCATTTTGTTTAATTACACAGCGTACACCGTCTAGTTTTGGTTGCATAAATACTTTCTCGGACCAGTCGATTGGTTTGGCATCTACTTTGTATGCGAGCATTGGTTTGATCATATTATTTAAATTTATTTAATTGGTTTTCTATTTTTATTATTTTCTTTTTTAATTTATCGCATTTAGAATAGTCTTCTTGTTGCAAGTTATAGTCTAGTTCGGTCATAGCTTTCGCTAAGTCAGCTAATAATTGCTGCTCTTCGTCAACAGGGCCGTCAAACACGGAACTGCTATAAACATTTACAGCTTGATCTTCCATAAATGCGATGAGTCTAGAGGCTATTCTATCTGCGATATAATTCATTTCTTGTTCATTCATATATATTATCGTTATTCGTCCGTATCAAGTTCGTAGCCTTCATCTTCTAATTCTTCGATTGCTTGCTCGTGGTGGCGTTCGCATAGGTATACATATAATTCTTGTATTGCATCATCGATGAAATCTTGGTATAGATCATCGACGTATACAACGCCGCTATCACGTATAGCATCCTGAAGGTGGCCGCTTAATTCAGATTCGTAGTAATTAACATTTTCACTTACACAAATGTTTCTAGTATCGTGAGTGGTTATATAAACACTGTAGCCATCGGCTGTTGATTCTTCGTATATATAGTAATCACAATTTTCATTCCACTGATCAGTTAGTTCAGTGTCATAATAATCAAGTATTATTTTTCTAATATGTTCTTCGTCGTGTGATTCAACTTCGCCAAAGCCATAGCTTATCATTTTTTCTTCGATAAGTTCGTCAGTTATTTTTTTACTCATTTTATTTTATTTATTACTTCGTTTATTTTGTGTATAAGATCAGCGGCATCCATATTATAATGGTATTCTTCTATCAGCCACTTGATTTCTTTTAGCTTTTCATCAGCTAATTCTAGTGCTATTTTTTCGTCGATTTTTACACGAACGTCAGGATTTCTAGTCCACCAACCTTCTTCGTTTAGTTCGTGCCACTTAGTTACTGAGTCGCTCATGATTTTAAGAATGAATCGCCGTACATAAAACCGAATGCAGATACTTGCACGCCGCTTTGACCGGTGTATGTTATTAAATCTTTAACGTTGTCAACTGTTAAGTCTGACCAGTATGATTTAGAAAGTAAAACATACTTTAATCTCATAGCGGTACTGTACTTCACGCTTGATGAGTCGAGTTCTGATTGTAACTCTGGCTTAAGGTTTTCGTATATAGTCATATTATTAATTTATTATATTATCGTTTATTGTTCGTATTGTTGTTGTATTTGTAAATCTTTATTTATATGCTCTGCTAATTCTCTAAAATCAACTTGAGCAATGAAAGATCTCGCGTAACTTTCCATAAGACCCATGTCACCACAATGATCGAACACAATATGCTCTACATATTCTTCAATAAAGTCATAAGTTACTGGGAATTCCCAATCACCTCCTGATACTATTTCACTGTTAATTTTCCAAGTAGCATAGTTTGACCACCCGTTACATTTTTTATCACTCATATTATTTAATTTAGGTGCGCCAGGAGGATTCGAACCTCCGACCTCTAGGTTATGAGCCTAGCGAGCTGACCATCTGCTCTACAGCGCAATGTATTAAGAGAGGTGTGCCCACGAAGTACTTCGTTTACGTAAACCCGCCGTTGTTTGTTGGGCAAGTATATCTCTGCATATCTGCCACCCCTCTGTTAGTGGAAGTGGGCGGAATCGAACCGCCGTTTAAGTTAGTGTAGCGTCTGGAAATTCATCAAACAATTATTAAGTGTAATACACTTCCGTCTTCTTTTTAATCACTCCCTAGAATTCAGTATACTTATAAGCTTCAAATCCTTCTTAGCTTCCTATTTCTTAGCTTACCTTATCACTCCCGTTAGTAGCTAGCAATTCACTTATGTGGTAAATACCCCCGTCAGTGCTGCATCTACACCTCGCTGTTTGGTTTACCCTAATTAAGCTACTCGTCTAGCTACTTGCGTCGCCAAGCTCTGTGCACTGATGCACTTACTTCTTGGCTAACTATTTGTATTTCAAGCACTTGCTTGTTAGCGATGATCGGTACATAACTGTAGTCTTGAACTGTGCTACAAGGAACACAAGTTTTATATCCATAACCTACTCTTATTGGGTGTACTTTTTCGCCGCATTTACAATACATATATTTAATTTAATTTGTTACATTTATATTATCGATATGTATTCGTATTTGTTTTGTATTAATACATATCTTGTTGCCACTTTGGTATCTCGGAATTATATCTAGTCCAATACTCTCGCTCTATCGCCTCGATTTCTACCAGTTTAATCTTGTGATGACTAAACTTCCGTTTCTTTCTGGATTTCTTCATACATTTTTTTGATCGCTAGATACATTACATGAGCATGTAGTTCATTATAAGAGTCGCCTTCAACGTGAAACTCTGCTATTTGCCAGTGAATGCTGTCATACATTAATTCTTTAGTGACGTCAGCAATACCTTGTGCTACCTCGTCGATTTCTTTCATTTTACTCATCGTTTAATCCTGCTATTAGTTCGCCTAATTCAGCGAAATTCATTTCGTCTATTTGTTCTTTCGTGTAATATTCTTTATACTCTTGGTATACTTTATCCCATATATTCATAGTTATGCTTTTATATATGTTAAACCTTTGTAGTTGAACCATTCAGATATACCGATTTGATCGCTACCGTCTTTGTCATTGTATTTAAATGCAAATGTTGGTGGTAGATTGCCAAGATTGTATGGCTTATAGGTAATACCGTTTAGTTTTAATTTTTTCTCGTGGAGTTTTTTAAGTTTATTCATATATTGTTTATTATATTATCGTTAGTTATTCGTATTTACTTTGTATAATCAACATTCGGTTGTATACTTGCAGCGACACCTTGTCTGAATTGCCACTCTCGTCTGCGATATTCGTGATCGGTGCACCACTTACGCCATGCTTTACTTACTGTATTGTTAGTACCGTATTTCGCTTCGAACTCTTCGACTTGCTTTAGTTTAGCGTCGATTTGGTCTTGAGGATAGTCGTTGAATTTAGTAGAAGTCATAGTATATGTCTAAAACGGTTGATTTTTCTTCGCTAGTCAGTTTAGAGTAGCACTTGTTATATTTTCTGTAGCTTATTTTAAGCAGATAGGTATTCATATGTCCCATAGTATTATTTATTTATTATATTATCGTTAATTATTCGTATTTGTTTTGTGTTATCCGTAGATTCCAAAGCTTGTTGGTGCTCCGTTTTGTATCATATTTATTATTAATGAAATGGAACCAAAGATTACTAGAGTTACTTGAGCATAAGCGATCACGCCTATTACTATGTTAAGTACTTTGTTGTGGTGAAATTTTCTCATATTATTTATTTGTTGATTTATAAAATTCTATTCTATCTAAGACATCTTGTCTAGTTATTTCACCTTCCATTTGTTTACCGATGTAGTGAGTCATGTCGATTTCTTTGCCGTTAGGACAAGTTAAAGTATATATCATATTATTATTTTTAGTTGACATAGTGAGAATCGAACTCACATAAACCATTATGTCATTACTTGTTCGCATTTTTATACTTATAGAAACAAGTGGAACTTAAAGTTGTTACATTTATATTATCGATTACCGATCGTATTTAATCTGTAACTGGATTTCTGTCTAGGATTAAATGTCTAGTATTTTTAGGCATATCGGTTGACTGTGACCAGTATTGTCTCTTAATCCAGCAAGGCATTATAGATAACTTAGGCAACATTACTTTCAACACTTCGTCGTGATTGTAAGTTCTCTTAACACCTTTCTTGTTAGTGAAAGAGATGATTTGATTTCTACCGAGCCAAGACTTTCTTACTACAAAGTTCTTTCTTTCGATTGGTGGATAGATCGCACTTAATTCTTCAGTGCTTAGTTTACTGATAGCTTTCGCTAATAATTCTTTATTACTCATATTATATTTATTTATTTACATTTATATTATCGTTTACTCTTCGTATTTAGTTTGTAATTTTGTTTAGTAATTCACTTAATAATTCAGTGTTTGTATACTTTAATCTTTCGTCAAACCAATCTTGATTTACTATTTCATAAGTTAGAAAGTAGTTGAATATTTCATTTTCATTTTCTATGTTTTCAATAGTTCCCCAATATTCTGGGTATTCATTTAGTTTAGTAATTTCTTTATTTATTACATTTTTAATTAGTGGTAAAGTTCTTAACATAGTATTATTAGTATTTGTTTGTTACATATATATTATCGTATACCAATCGTATTAGGTTTGTAAAGTAGTACTATTGTTTAGTAGTAGAAAAATAGTTGTAGGTATAATGCAAGGTGTCATTGTGTCATACAATAAGACAACACGTCATATGTCATAGTGTCATGACGATCAGTCACTTACTTAGTACACTGAACTGGTTTGGTACGGTGATATAGGTAATGCTATACGTGATACAGTATGTACAGTAAAAAAGGTAAAACATTTACAGGAAATTATTTTAGTTAGTAGCGATGGATAGCATGTAGTAGTGCGGTTGCAGACATATATACAACGCAAAACGAGAATGACTAGGGGGGCTGGGTAAATAAAAACAGTTTCCCATATGGAATACGGGGTAAATACGGTAAAAGCAACCCCATACCTCAATATTTGCAATGATTTTTTTTTGAGACATTAGCTAGTTATATATAAATAGTAGTACCCTATTGTCACACTTTTAAGTACTTATTTAAATACGTAATCATACTCGTATGACCCAGAAACTTTCCGCTACTGCTCGAAGAGACAAGGCCGCTAGAGATAAGGCTTACGCAATGACGCCTGCTAGGAAGGCGAAGAAAGCGCATGCAGAGAGAGAAGCAAGAGCGAATCCATCTAAAGCTAAGAATAAAGACTATGATCACAAAGATCAGAGATGGGAATCACCTAAACAAAACAGAGGTAACGATGGTTTAGGTACAAAGAAAGAATCTAACAACAACTACACAACTAAATAACATGGCAAGAATATCTACATACCCATTAGACGGCACCATAGCTTCAACAGATAAGCTATTAGGTACTGATGAAAACAATGTAACTACCAAGAACTTCCAAATACAGAACATAACTACTTATATAAATACCCAAACGGTAACAGAGCACGCGGATAATGCAGCTGCTATAGCTGCGGGACTACCGGTAGGAACAAGATACAGGACTGGGGATTTCTTAAAGATAGTACATTAACATGAAAAAGTTATTTGCATGGCTAACCGGAGGGGTTATCAAAGAAATAGGTAATGTAATTGATAACTTATCTACATCGGAAGAAGAAAAGCTTATAATAAAGAAGCAAATACAGCAGATATTAGAGGATGCAGACAATAATGCTCAAATTCAAGTAACAGAACGCTGGAAATCAGATATGAATTCAGACAGTTTCTTGTCTAAAAACATAAGACCTATGGTTCTTATATATTTAACTGTAATATTTAGTGCATTATCGTTTACAGATGGTAACATTGGGACATTTAAAGTAGCTAAAGAGTATATACCTATATTTCAGACATTATTAGTGACTGTTTACGGGGCATATTTTGTTGGTAGAAGTTGGGAAAAGGCAAAAAACACAATATTAAAGAAATAATAGGAAATGGCAAGAATTAGTACATACCCAGTTGATCAGAATCCAGAAGGATCGGACATATTATTAGGTACGGATGCCTCCGGTGGGACAGATGCTACTAAAAATTTCCGTATATCAGACATATCGCTAATATTAATAAACGATTTCCTAGCTAATAATAGCTGGACATTCAATATTGATGAAGCTGACGCTGAAATGCGCAAGGCACAGCTGTTTTTTGCAGCAGGTGGTGGCAACAATACTAGTTGGGCAAATATAACAACCTTAAGATCAGTGTTGTTAATGGGTAATAACACTAATGCTCAACCTTATCTTCAATACTTACTTACTAATGACCCTGTAACTGGGCAACCTGTAGTAAATAACCTAATCAAGATATCAGATCGTAATGACTTAAGCTCTTTTGGTGTGTTTTCTTTTACATCTTTAACAGCAGTTGGGGGTAAAACGGATATATATGACATAGGGCTTACATTTATTAAAGGTGCAGGTTCAATACAAAAGAAGCATGTGTATGGCATCAATATAGATCCATCCGATGCTACCGACAAAACATTTGAATTTACTCAAGGTGTTCCCTCTACAACATGGAACATACAACACAACTTAAATAAGTTCCCGTCTATAACTGTGATCGATACGGCTGATACTGTAGTGACCGGGCAATATACTTATATAGATAACAACAACGTAACACTAACATTTTCGGCAGGTTTTGCCGGCAAGGCATACCTAAACTAACAAACTATGGCAATTAATTTTTTAAACACGGTTGATTTAAATCAGAATCAACTTAACCAAGCGGTAATACAAAATGTCGCATCGGACCCAGCGTCAGGCGTTGTTGGTCAAATAATATTTAACACTACAACAGATTCATTAAAACAATATGTTGCTGATACAGGCAGCGGATCTGCAGGTTGGGAATCTATAGGCGGTGATATACAAAAAGTAGACGGCGGTACTTATATAACAGTAACAGATCCAAATGGGCCTATACCTATTGTTAACCACGACGCAACTACTAGAACAAATACCCCAACCGCCTCTAGCCCAGGTTATGGCGGTGATATCGTAGCTATTAAAGCTATTGGAACAAACGCAACCGGTCACGTAACATCTGTAGATACTGAAACATACACATTACCAGCCGATACCAATGAAACATATACATTACCTGTAACCGCAGGTACAGTAGCTCCCGGGGCACCAACAAGCGGTAAAATATCTTTAACAGCTGGAGGCACCGGATCTGGTGTTAAATCTACAGTAGAATTTATAGGTACAACTGGTAGAATAGACGTAACAAGTGTTAATCAAAATAACGGTAGTATAACTATTGATTTAACAGATGATGTTACAATAGTGGATGATTTAACAGTTGGAGGCGTAATTACTCAAAGCCAATCAGGTGAAACAAATAGTTTTGCGAGTCCAATTAATATGAACACCAATAAGCTTACCAATGTTGCAACTGGTACAGCTTCTACAGACGGTGTTAATTTAGGTCAAGTAGAATTACTAGTTGCAGGCGTCGGTGTATTTAAAGGTGGTTACAATGCTACTACTGATCCTGGTGTTCCAGTTATTAGTGGTGGTTCTAATATAGCTTTAGATCAAGGTGATTATTTTATAGTAACGCACGATGGTGATATAACTTTTAGTGACACTACAATTTCAGTAGAAGTTGGTGATTTTATATTTGCTAATGCATCAATCACAGCATCGTCATCCCCAGCATCAACTCAATACACGTTTGTTTTAGCAGACGCTAATGTAGCAGGCGCTGGTGCAACAGATGGTGCAACTGAAAAAGGTGTATCAGGTTTTGATTCAGCTAGCTTTGATGTAACAGCTTCTGGTTGGGTACAATTAAATTCTCAAAGAAATCCTTACGGCGCTAAACAATCTTTAAATAATACTGCGCCATCTTCAAGGGCAGAGTCTGGAGGCGTAACAACATTTACTTTAAACTTAGCGGCTGCTAGTTTATTTGGAACAGGCGCTTTAGCAGAGAATGTTAAAGTTGAAGTAACTGATGGATCCTCACCTTATCAAACAGTATTTGCAGAAGTTACAAGAAGCGGGTCCGCAAGTATGGCTATAGCTTTTACAGGCTCTATAGCAAATGACGCTTACCGAGTGCTTCTTTCGCACGTATAGATTAACTAATACTCACAATGCATGGCATTAAAATTTTTAAATAACGGATATTTCGCCGGCAAGGTAGGTATTGGAACAGAAAGCCCAAATCAACTTCTTGAATTAAAGAAAACTTCAGGTACTGTAACCGCAAGACTACACGCTGATCACGATTCATCACCAGCAACAGGTATAGAGTTTATGAGAGGTCTAAGTGATACTTGGGGTGGAGATGCTTATACTGATTGGAAAATAGGAAGCGGTAGTTCAAGCGACGCTGATTTTGCGATTACATCAAAAGATACTACTCGTGGTGAAAACGAAAGAGTTACTATTGAGTATGACACTGGCAACGTTGGTATTGGGACTTCTAGTCCTAACCAAAAATTACAAGTTGGCGGTAACCTACACGTTTACGATGAAGAAGGAGATACTGATGCTGCAATTTTCATAAGCACAGGTACTTCGAACGTAACAACTGTTTCAATAAGGTCAAACGGTATTTCTTATCTCAACGGCGGTAACGTCGGGATCGGGACTACTAGTCCTGGTGTACCTCTTGATGTTACAGGAGTTATACGAACTACTACTAGCTTTGTTGGTAATGCTTCTATTGTTAACCAAGTTACTGCTGCCACTTCTAGTGGTAGTATAAAATTTAAAAACCACTCTGGCGTAGACAGAGCTATTATTACAGACGCGGGCAATGTCGGGATCGGGACTACTAGTCCCCGGCTTTGCTTCACTTATCAAGCACGTCACCTTCTATTTACATTGAAGATACTGATGCTACTAATACATACAATATTACAAGAATTTCAAATGCTGGAGGCATTTTAAGTGTTGACACAAGAAGAAGTTCAGATGGTGGTTTTGTTTCAACAGATTATCAAATTGTTAAAAACGCATTAGGCGCTACTTACCAAGGTGGTTTACTCAAGGTTCTGAAAGAATGCGTATAGATTCTAGCGGCAACGTTGGGATCGGAACGACTAATCCTGGGGCTAAACTAGAGATATCTCATAGTGGCACAAATAATGGTTTGTTATTAGAAAACACTCTTAATTCTAGTAATTATCAAATAGCTTTAAATATAAGAGAAAATGAAGGTTTAATATTTCAAAGATGGATTGCAGGTGCATTTAATGGTAACTTAATGCGAATAGGTTATACTGGCGCAATAAAATTTGATGCTTACGACTCTACAAACCAAACAGGTACTCCAACTTATTTACTAGGTACAGACGGCTCTGGAAACGTAGTTAAAACTTTATCTACACCAGGTGGAGATCCTGGTCCTTACTTACCACTAGCTGGTGGTACTATGACTGGTGATATTAATTTTAACGACAATGTTTACGCTAGATTCGGTAATCAGCCAGATTTTGAAATAGGACACGATACAAATAATAGTTACATAAATCATACTGGTGTTGGAAATTTAATTATACAAAACACTGAAGATAATGCTGATATTATATTTAAATCAGATAATGGATCTGGCGGGGTTGAAAACTATATACAAATTGATGGTAGTGAAGGAAGAACAACATTTAATAAAAATATAAGATTAAATGATAATGTTCAAGCGCAATTTGGTTCATCGGCAGATTTACAAATATATCACGATGGCACAGGTAGTTATATAGAACAAAAAACTGGCCACATGTATATTATGCAAAGAGCAAATGATAAAGGTCTTTATTTTCAAGCAGATAATGGCTCTGGTGGTGATGCTACATATTTTACAGTTGATGGTGCTAATGAGGTTACATCTTTTCAAAAAGATAGTAAGCACGAAGATAATATTAAGGCTTATTTTGGTAATGCTTCTGATTTATCAATTTATCACAACAGTAGTAATGATAGAGGTTATATTTATAACGCAACAGGAGATTTATATATAGAAAATGATGCAACTGATGGTAATATTAAATTTTTCTCTGATAATGGTTCTGGAGGTACAACTGCATATTTTCAAGTAGATGGTGCAAATCATAGAGTAAAATTTAGTAAAAACTCAGTACATACTGATAATGTAAAAGCGCTTTTTGGAGATTCTTTAGATTTACAAATATATCACGATGGAAGTAATAGTTATATTAATGACACAGACACAGGAGACTTGTATATACAAGCTTCTGACAATATGTATTTCCAAACTTATGGTTCTGGAAAAAGATGGATTACACTAAATGAAAATGCTAGTGTTGATTTATTTTATAACGACTCTAAAAAGTTTGAAACCACAAACACAGGTGTTACTGTAACAGGCGCTGTTACCGCAACAACTTTCTTAGGTGATTTAAACGGTACAATAAATACAGCAACCACAGCTGTAACAAAAGCAAATGCAACAAACGACACCACGGTAGCCACTACAGCTTTTGTACAAAACTTAATAGGTACAATACCTGCGGGTTTAGTATTTCAAGGTACATGGAACGCATCTACAAACACACCAACCCTTACAAGTGGATCTGGTACAACAGGTCATTTCTATATAGTATCAACAGATGGTTCAACTAACTTAGACGGTATCACTGACTGGAAAGTTGGTGACTGGGCTGTATTTGTAGAACAAGGTGCTAGTGACCAGTGGGAGAAGGTGGATAACTCTTCGGTGTTGGATGGATCTGGTACAGGAGAAGCATTACCTTTATGGTCAGGATCTGGTACCTCAAATACATTAACTAATAGCCATATAACACAAAGCACCTCGCTTGCTAATGATATTATTATACCTCAATACATAAGACACACTGGCGACACAAATACTTTTTTTGGATTTTCGCAGCCTGATAATTTTATTATTAACACAAATAATGCTAGCGCTCTTACAATAAATAGTGCGCAAAACGCAACTTTTGCAGGTACTGTAAATGTTGATTCTGATTTCAAAGTTAGAGGCTCATCAGGCGAAGATCATTTTGTTATTGCGCCACAAGCTGCGGGAACTGGTACATATTTAATTTCTTACAATGGTGCTGAAACAGGTTATGAGCCACTTAGAATAGATGCAGAATCTTACAATTTTACAAACGCAGGCACAAGTGTAATTTCAACAAGTGGACTTAATACAACTTTTGCAGGAGATGTTTTACTAAGTAGTAGTAAAGTATTATATACAAACGCTGTACAAGCAGTCTCTAGCGCGGGATTAAAATTAGGAAACGACAATAATAGTGGATATGTATTTATAAAAGATTCTGGTGAAGTTAATATTGGTACAGAATCACCTTCTTATAATACTAATTATGGAACAGGAGATTTAAATGTTGAAAATGATATTTTTGCTTCTGCTCAAATCTTTACACATAATGATACAGCTGGTAATTTTTCATTTTTAGGATTAGGAAAATCTAGCGGTACAGGAGCATCACCTACAGTAGTACAAGCTAATGAAAGAATTGCAGTCTTAGGCTTTTATGGTTACGATGGTGCTGCTTATAAAAGACTTGCAAGTATAGACGCTTATGTAGACGGAACTCCCGGGACAAATGATATGCCTGGAAAATTATTATTTAATACTACTTCTGATGGTTCTTCTTCACCTACAACAAGATTAACTATAGGAGCTGATGGTAACGCAACTTTTACAGGTTCAATAAGTTCTGGTGCTATTACATCTACTTCAGCAGTAACTGGAACAAGACTAGTTGCTAATGGAACAGGAAACGCAATAGAATTAAACCAATCGTCTACAGGTTCTGCTACATATTATGTGATGGATAACACCGTAGAAACTGGTGGTAAAAGATATAGGTTTGGATATTCAGGAGGTTCATCGGATAAAGGTTCATTTAGCATATACAATCAAACTGATTCTATTATGCCATTACTTTTATCAGGTGCTAACGCAACTTTTGCAGGAGATGTTTTAGTAGAAGATAATTTATATTTAACAGACGCTGGAACTGTAAGAGGCAAAATACAGTTAAACGCAAGTGACAGAGATGACTTAGATATTAAAGCAGTTTCATTAGGTAGTAATATGAAATTCTTTACTGTTGATACAGAAAGAATGCGTATCAATGCTTCAGGTAACGTCGGGATCGGTGATCCTTCACCAACTTCTATATCAGCAAACACGTTTAGCCTATCTGTAAATTCATCAAGAAATGATTTGTCGGGTGCATTAATAAGTAAAGCTAATGGAACTGTAAAACATCAGCAATATTGGGATTCAAGTGGATATAGTTTTAACCTTAGTGCAGGAGCTTTTCAATTCAACGGTGGCAACGTCGGTATCGGGACTACTAGTCCTAGCTATAAACTTGATGTAAATGGTGGTATACAAGCTGGTGGTTTAGTTACATATAGTAAAGTAGCTGGTAGTTTAAATACAACAGGATACGCAGTGGCTGGGTTAATAGCTGGATTTAATGGTGCTTCTGCAGGATTTGAATTTAAATGTTATGGAGGTAATTCAAAATATCAAAGAGTAGTATATAGTTGCCATTGTAGCGGTACAACTTGGGTTCCTGGTAAAGTTATAGATGAAGGAACTAATGACTTAGATGTAGTTGCTTCAGCTAATGGCGCTACTATTACATTTACGTTTAAAGCGAGATCTTCAACACAACACTTTAGCCCAAGAATTGTAGTACAAGCAACTGGTCATTCAATTAATTCAACTTACGCATAAGACATGGCAGAAATTAAAAAAATAAGTACAGAGTTACAATTACTAGATAAGTTTTTAGATACAAGTGGAGACGCTGGAACATCAGGTCAGATTTTAAGTTCTACCGGTACAGGTATAAATTGGGTTAGTGGCTCAGCTATACCAGGTGTGCCAAGTGGATCAGGTACTTTAAATACAATTCCTTTGTGGACGCCAGATGGTGATACATTAGGTAATAGTATAATTACTCAACCTAGCACTGGTGTTGTTAGAGTATCTGGTAGTAGTGTTTATTTTAGTGTTACAGACACTAGCGCAGCAGCTAGAAATATAGACATAGGCCATTGGGTTGCAGGCCAAACCAATATAGAGTCTGTTGGTGGAATATTATCTATTGGAACACAATCAAATCACGATATTGTTTTTGAAACAAACGGAAGCACTAAAGCTACTATTTTATCAGGCGGCAACGTCGGGATCGGGACGACTAGTCCAACAGCTAAACTAGACGTTAATGGTGAAATTAAAGGAGCCTCTTTTTCAGGTCCTGGTCAAGGATTAAGTAATTTATTATCTTTAGGTGCTTATCAAGGAAGCCCTGCTGTAGGTATTTTGATAGCAACAAATATAGTAACTAATAATTATAGTTTTATATTTGGTACTATAAAAATAGAGCAATTTAATTTTACAAGCAAACAAACAATAGAGTTTTCTGCTACAACAAATAACAATGGTACATTAATAACAAAAGATGCTACGTCTGACGTAGCTATAACTTTTAAATTGTTTAACTATTCTGGCAAATGGTACCTTTGGTTTCCTATGCCAAGTACATATTCAACATGCACTGCTTTTGTTAATACAGGCGCTGGTTACCAAGGTCAATCTAAAGGATTTAACGAAGTGTCAACAGTTACAGTATCGGCTGTACCTAGTTCAGGTGTAACAAATTCTTATGATATTACACCAAAAGTTTATTTAACTACATCAACACCTGGCGGTAACTTACCAGGCGGTCCTTACTTACCACTAACTGGCGGAACATTAAGCGGTCCTGGAAATTTAACAATTGAAGGTACATTAACTGGAACAACAGCTTCTTTTAATTCAGGAGCAACTAATGTTGTGGCAAGTTTTACAAGTACAGATGGTATAGCAGGAATAAAATTGCAGGATTCAGGTGGCAACGTAGAGCTTTCCGCTTCTGGCAATACTTTTCAAGTGCAGCCAGCGGGTGGTAGTGCGGCATTATCTGTTACCTCTACTACTGCAACTTTTACAGGTGATGTTGGAATTGGAACGACTTCGCCTTTAAGTAAATTTGATTTAAGAGGAACTGCTTATGTTACAGGATATGCCGTAGGGTTTGATACATCACCACAAGGTAATTACGCTTATAGATTAACAAATGATGGTGCTAATAGTTTTATAAATGTATTAGGAGGAAACGTCGGGATCGGGACTACGAGTCCTTTGTTTAAATTGCAAACAAACGCTACTATTACGGGTGGTTGGTTAGGTTATTTAAACGGAACTTCTGCAACTTTTGGTACTAATAACTTTAGCGCGGTACACAACTCAACAGCAATAGGTACCGGAACAGAAAGTGGAATTAATTTAGCAAACAATGCTTCAGACGTCGGAGCGCCATCCCCAATAATATCTTTTTCAGCTAAATCAGCATCAGGAAGTTATCAACACGCTTACGCAGCTATATATGGAATTAAGACAGCTACAGGTGCCGACACTAACTGGAATAAAGGTGATTTAGTTTTTGCCACAGGTTCAAGTACTGGACCTAATGAAAGAATACGTGTTACAAGCGCGGGCAACGTCGGGATTGGGGTGACTAATCCTGGAATAAAATTACAAGTATTATCCGCAAGCGAACAGTTAACTAATTTTTCAAGTTCAGTAGCAGATCAACTTGCATATTCTCAAATAAACGCAAGTTCAAGCACTACTGGTACAATTACAGCAGCGGCAGCTTTAGAGCTAGTTGGCCAGGCTAATGCATCAGGTCACGGAAGACACGCTTGGATTGGCGCGGAAGGAACACCTAATACGACTTTTGAAACAAAATTAAAATTCAAAATAAGAGGAGCTGCAGGTGGCTATGATTGGTCAGGATCTGCCGAAGCACCTACTATTATGACTTTAGAAGGTACCGGCAACGTAGGGATCGGGACAACTAGTCCAAATCAAAGCGCTGCGGCAAGTTCATCTACAGTGGTATCAACAAAAGCTAAAACAAGCGGCGGAGTTGCTATAACAGAATTAATTGGTTTAGCAAACAATAATAACGATAAAGTTGGTTTAATATCATTTATTAGCCAAAATGCAACCTCAGCTTTAGCTAGCATAAGAGGTTTGAGATATACTAGTGATACTACTGGTAAATTAGCTTTCTTTACTAGTGGTGCAGAAAAAATGAGAATTGACTATAACGGCAACGTAGGAGTCGGGGTTACAGGGCCTGTAGCACCATTAGATGTGTTTGGAGCTGCTGTTCAAAATGGATCAACGCCAGGCATAAAATTATCTAGTAGTAATACTCAACAAACTGTTTTTGCTATTGGTAATACAGGCACTAGACAATATGAATTAGCAGTCGGAGGTACAACATCAAGCGTACCAGGCGCCTTTTACATTTATGATAATAACGCTGCAGATTTTAGAATAACTTTAGCAACTTCCGGTAACGTGGGTATAGGGACGACTACGCCTGGAGAAAAACTTGAAGTAAATGGTGTTATACAAATAAAAAGAGCTGGTGATCATCCAGCTATAAGATTTGTAGAAAATACAACAACAAGAGGTTATATAGGAACAGGTGATTGGGCTATAAACGGCTTACAAGATGCTGATTTAGGTATATCATCAGCGAGTACAGGTTCTTTAGTTCTAGGAACAAATTCAGGAAATGGACGTGTTTATATTGTAAACGGCGGCAACGTCGGGATTGGTACGACTAGTCCTACAAATAAGTTACATATTCAAGGAAGTCAAACCACGGTTTACAGTCCAACTGATTCAGGTGGTCAAGCCTCTGCGGGTACTACAATAAATAATACAAACACGGCTGGTAATACTAATAATTTCTCTCAACTACTTTTTACTGTAGGTACTAATAATAATTCTGTAAGTAGAATAGTAGCTATAAGATCAGGTAGTGATGCTAGTGATTTGGCTTTTGTTGGAAAAAGCGCCGCTGGTGTTGCAGAATACATGCGTATAAAATCTGGTGGTAATGTAGGAATTGGGACGGATGCTCCTTTAGGTAAATTAGATGTTTCTGGTACTTTAGTTATGAGTGTTGGTACTACCGCAAGGTTTAAAACATTTTACTCGGGTGGTTTTACTTTTATAAATGGAGGGGTTAGTGGAAATGATATTTACTTTGGAGCACCCACATCATATACACAAAATATACGGGTTCAAGGTACGGGGATATTTAATAGTACAGTTACTGCTACAAACTTTATATTATCTTCTGATAAAACATTAAAAGAAAATGTAAAAGATATAGATACTAAACACATTGATGTTAACTGGAAAAACTTTGAATTAAAATCTGAACCAGGAGTAAAACGATCTGGTGTTATAGCGCAAGAGCTAGAAAAGAAACACCCAGAGTTTGTAAGAACAAATGAAGATGGTTTAAAGTCTGTAGCTTATATAGATTTACTAATAGCTAAAATTGCTGAGTTAGAAGCAAGGTTAGAAAAAGCAGGAATATAATGGGCGTACCGAATACTACAACTTTTGAACTACAAGACGTTGTTAATGAAATAAATCCAACAACAGATGATTTAGTCGATTGTTTTAATGATGCTAATGCTAATTACTTTGATTCATCATACGAAGGCAGTAAAAATCAATTGCTTAACTTCAGAAATTATGGATCGCAAAATGCTTTGACATCTTTCAGCGGAAGTAGTGGACAAAATGACTTTAAGTTCCTTTGCAGTCAAACCACGGGAACTTCTTATTGGCATAATGGCTCAGGCTCAACACCCGTGGTGGGAGATATAGTATATACTAATGCGACAGGAACAACCGCGTTTACTTCTGGTACATGGATGTTAACTACTTATCCTGGTGGGCGGTACTTAAATTTTAACGGAACAGGAAATCAAGGGGAAATTACCGGCCTAGGGTTCTGTAGTCCTCCATGATAAATAAATAAATAAATAAATAAATCTTTAAAATTAAAAAATGGCAATTACTTACAAATGGGACATCCCACAAATGAACGCTCACATTCAAGCAGAAGGTGAAGACAATGTAATCTACACAGTGCATTACAGATACACTGGTTCTGAAGAATCTGGTGGAGAAACTTACTCATCAACTAATATTGGAACTCAAAGTTATACGTATGTAGCAGGAGATCCTTTTATACCTTACGAAGATACAGAAGCTTTTGAAAATGTAGTTATCGGATGGTTAGAAAATTCTTTAGATGTATCTGCGATGCAAGCTAGTATAGCCGCGAACATAGAATCTCAAATTACACCAGTAAACGAGGACCTATACTTTACGTGGCAAAACCCGGTACCACCGGTACCACCGGCACCACCAGTTGAAGAGGAAGAAGAAGTTAACGACGAAGAATAATACGTAATAATAAACCCATACCAAAGAGGTATGAAACCAATGTCAATTAAAACCAAAACCAATGACACTATTTTACCAGACTAGTACGTGGAGTAGTCAACCACAACCAACAGAAAAAACCATCGAATCTTGGAAGCATGCGGCAGAGAAGAAAAACTGGAGAATCACACAATTACCAAACGGATTTTTTCAAACAGAAATCAAAGACATAAATTGTGCTTGCGATCCAGAAAAAGATACTTGCTGCGAAAAGTGGATAGATGTAACCAGGCGAGAAACCCTCGAGGGTGCTGAAAGCGCAATTGATGGGTCTGTCGATCATTACCAAAGAAAACTAGATTATATATCTGGACCGAAAGTGGTAAAAACATTTAAATAATATATTATACTTAACTAAAATTTAATAAAATGGAATTTAATTTACCTAGTCAGATTGTTAAAGATCTGAATTTCGGCGATGATGCACGAAATAAAATCATGTCCGGTGTTTCTAAATTATCCGACGCAGTGAAGTCCACATTAGGTGCTTCTGGAAAATGCGTTATATACGAAGACGCTATGGGCAGACCGGTAATCACAAAAGATGGTGTAACCGTTGCGGAAAGCGTAGTCTTAATGGACCCGGTCGAAAATATAGGAGCTACTTTAATAAAAGAAGCTGCTAGTAATACAGTGAAAGAAGCAGGTGACGGTACCACTACGGCTATCGTCCTTGCTCAATCACTATTAAATAAACTAAACGAATACGATGGCGAAGAATCAATTAGATATATTAAAGAAGGAGTTGCGGGATGTGCTAAAGAGATTATGGACTATCTTGATACTACCTCCACTGAGGTTAAAGGTGAAATGCTTAGTCAAGTTGCATATATTAGCTGTAACAATGACCAAGAACTTGGAGACAAGATTGGAGAAGCATATGAAAAAGTTGGACGAAACGGAGTCGTATTAATGGAAGATTCCCCTACAAATGAAACTTATGTTGAGTTTGTTGAGGGCACACAATTTAATTCAGGCATTAAATCACCACACTTAATAACAGATAAAGAAAAAGGTACAGCAGTATTAGAAAATCCTTATGTGTTAATAGTAAGTTCAGCAATACCTAATGTAAGAAGAATACAAGGCATATTAGAACACGTTATAAAAAGCAAACGTTCTTTATTGATTGTTGCTCCAGTAGACCAACAACCATATGCCACATTACTTGCTAATAAAGTTAAGGGCAATATAAAAGTAAATATTGTAGATTTACCGGGGTTTGGACCAACTAAAGAAGATGCTATAGAAGATTTAGCTATCCTGACTGGCGCTACGGCTGTTAACGAGGAGTTAGGCGATGATTTAGACTTAATAGATGTAAATGTATTAGGTGAAGTCGTTAAGTCCGTTACAGACGATAAAAACACTACGCTGCAAATTAATGAAGTTACAGAACCTGTAGCTGAAAGAATTAAAGACGTAGAAAGAAAAATAGAAAAAGAAAAAAACGGCTGGATTAAAAAGAAGCTACAAGAAAGATTATCGATGCTTACTGGAAAAGTTGGTGTAATTTATATTGGTGCGGATTCAGAGGTTGAACTTAAAGAAAAGAAAGATAGAGTTGATGATGCATTGCATGCAACTAAAGCTGCATTAGCAGAGGGCATTGTGCCAGGCGGTGGTGTTGCTTTACTTAACGCTTCACAGACTATAGTAAAACAAGATGAAGGTTACGATATATTATTAAGTGCTATAACAGCACCTTACCATACTATATTAAAAAACGCTGGATTTGATGATGCTTTAAACCCTAAAGAATATGTCGAAAGTAATAAAGACATAAATGATAGAGACTGGGCAGGTGTTGGTATTGATGCCACTTGCGGATGTTATAAGAATATGATTGATAGTGGAATTATAGATCCAGTATTAGTAACGAAAGCAGCTTTAAAAAATGCAATAAGTGTAGCGACTACAATTGTATCGGCTGATTGTATAATCTCAAACGTAAGAACTCTTGAAAGCAATTAATTATTACATCGTTATCGATAAAATAAAAGAAGCGCCGAAGACAGTAGGTGGCCTTGAATTAACTGAAAGTCAAAACAAAGACATTAGGTACTTAAAGGCGAAAGTCATAAGTTCTGGTGATAAAGTAGATTACATAAAAAAAGATAGTATTATAAGGTACGACAAGCATGCAGGTCATGGTATTGAATGGGACGATAAGATGTACCATGTTATTACCATCAATGATGTTGTTTTAGTAGAATGAGATTAACTTCAAAAGATCTACGAGAAATGAATTTGTTTAAGTATTACAGGCTTGTTAGAAAATGGGCTTGTAAAACTTATGACATAAAAGACGCAGATCTTGAATTGCTATTTTATTTAGATTGTAAAAAGCATTTTACACGTAATGATTTTATAGAAGGTGTGTACACATACTCCTGGGATAAAGCTAGATGGGAAAGATTAAGAACTGGAGGCTGGATTGATGTATGGAGCCAAAGAAACAGAACAACAAAAAAGTTTACTGTATATACAACATCTTTTAAATGTAAAAATTTAATTAATAGAATATATAGAATACTATTAGCAGAAGAAGATTTACCAACATCTTCAAGAAGTAAATTTTATAAAAACAAAACATACACGGACAAAGTTTATAATAAAGCTATTGACGATATGATAAAAGACAAAAATAGATAACTAATAAATATTAAAAATGGGATATTCAGGATTTAAAGGAATTGGTCCAAACAAAATTGGGGCAAGAAAAGGTGGGGCTGTGTCACCTGCAAAAATGTACGGCGGTAAAAAAGGAGATGAATCTAAAAGTAAATTAGATTACGAATCACCTGCAAAAATGTATGGTGGTAAAAAAGGTGACGAAAGCAAATCAAAAAGAGATTACGAATCACCTGCTAAGCAAACAGCTAAGCAGAAAAAGAATTTACCAAAACAAATAGTGGATGCAATTGCTGCTAAACAAGGTAAATCGCCAGTTAAGCAAAAAGCTGGATATGTAAAACATAAAACTCTTACTGTTAAAGGAAAACCTTTAGAGTACAACCCTAAGTTTGATCCAAAAAAATTAATTACCGATCAAAGTGAGGCAAGAGATAAAAAGTCGTTGAAGAAAAAATCTCCAGCTAAAATGAATAAAGGTATGAAGTATGACATTAAAGAAGCTTCAAACCAAAAATTAAGTGCTAAAGCAAGAAAGCATTACGCAGAAAATGCACAAGCCGCTTCAAAATCTGGGTATAAAGGATAATGGCATTTAAGTTAAAACCTCATTCGGAAGTTTTTGGGATACACGAAAAAACATCTCAATTTGGTACTCCTGTTATTTTAAAAGATGATTTGGAAGAAGGGGTTGAAGCTGAAGCCAATAGAGACGGTACTATTTTTGTTAGTTCTAAGTTATCTGATAAAAAGATAGAAAAAGCTGTGGCTCATGAAAAAGTGCATTTAGATCAGCTAGCTACAGGTCGATTACAATACACAGAAGATTCTGTAACTTGGAAAAGAGATACAAAATCCCCAATGAAAGTGTACAAGCGATCTGAAATGAACGAAGGTCACCCTGATTTTGAGTGGGAAGACGAGGCATATAAACAATCATAATTATGGCAATTACATATAGAGGACAAGCAAGTAGACTTAATAAAATTGAGTCAAAGCAAAACGCAAGTGGTTTTCAAGAAAAATCTGATCCAGGCCCAAGACAAGGCGTTGGCGGTGAAGATGTATCTTTAAAGCAAGCTAAAGCATCTTTTCAAGAAAGACTTTCGTCACCGGGTAAAAAGAAAAACTTTTATGGTGGTGAAGCTTATTTTCAAGACGGGTACGGTGGCGATTTAGCTAGTCCTGCTAAAATTAATCCAATAACACAAAAATCAAAATCATCGCCTTTTAAAATAAACGAGGCTTTAGTATCAGGTGCTGCATTAACAGGTAAAAAGTTTGTAGATGTAGGAGCTGAAGTAGGCAAAGCTTTTAAGGAACAAGAAGAACCTAAAGCGGCGGATCTAACAAAATAACATAACTAACTAAAATGGGAACAAAAGGGAAAAAGAACATACCGATTACTGCAAGAGTAGAATCAGGTTTATTTAATCAAAAGAAAGGTGTGAAAGAGCCTTTATTAAATGTGGGCCCAGCGGGTGTGCATGGCAATAATCAAACTAGAGATATACCATCGCCAAGTAAACTAAGAGGTTACTCAATGAAAAAAAAAACTGAGTCACCGTTAAAACAGCAGTTAGCAGAAAATAAACCTATACAAGCTGTAATTACAACACAGGGTGCTGGTCAAATGATTACTGAAAAAGGTAAAGAAAAAACTAGAAATAAGAATTGGGACGATTTAAGAGCTGAAGGCTGGTCTGAAGATAGAATACAAGAGGCAAAAGATTGGAGATCTAAAAACAAAGATGCTCCTAGTGATCAGGTAGGGACAGGAGAATTTGAACCAGATACAAAGAAATTTGTACCTGGTAAAAAAGAAATTAAATTAGAAGATCTTGAAGCGGAAGGTAAAAGAGGAATTTCTCAAGGTTGGGAAGTAAATCAACAAGCAAGAAAACAAAGAAAACTAAGCGGCAATATTGAAAAAGGTCAAAAGAATATAGACAAGTATTCTGGAAGGCTTAGTGAATTGGGAACAAAGGGAAAAGATGGGACTTGGACCATGAATGAAGGTGGTAATTCTAAAAAGTTTAAGAAAAACTTAAGACGTCTTAATGAAGCAACCAGAAATAGAAAAGCTTCGCAGGATCAGTTTGATACTTATTCTAAAGGTGTTTCAAGAGGCGCTAGCGGATATAGGGGTGATACATTCAATGTAACGGAAAAAGCAACTATTTCTGATGTAGGTAATATAGACCAACAAGTCGCTTTTTTAACCGGAGGTAACGAAGGAACTAAAAGTACCAATACAACAAACCCATTAATTGAGGATGTAAAATCTACTGGAAACAAAAAATCCTCTAGATTTTTTAAGACTAAATCACCAATGAAGAAAAACTACTTTAAATAATGGCATTTAAAATGAAACCTTGTTCTCCAGCTTTAATGACGACTGAGAGATACGGAAGTCCTATTAAAAAGGCAAAGTCAAAATCATACGCGCCTAAGCGTAATAAAAAATCTGGTAACTACGCTGAAGTTAAAAAAGGGTGGAGGTACTGGTAAAGACGCTGGAGGCGGAATGACAGCCAAAGGTGTTGCTAATTACAATAAAAAAACTGGCGGTAATTTAAAAACCGCAGTAACAACCCCTCCATCAAAATTAGATCCAGATAGTAAAGCTGCAAAAAGACGTAAATCATTTTGTGCAAGATCAAGAGGCTGGACTGGCGAAAGAGGTAAAGCGGCAAGACGTAAATGGAATTGCTAAATCACATAACAGGATTATGTGGTGAGCCACATTTAAATTTACCTTTAGTTTTATTATTAATATATTTATCAAATGAAATCAAAAGGATTAGGGGATACCATAGAAAAAATAACCAAAGCAACCGGAATTAAGAAGCTAGTAGATAAACTACCTGGCGATTGCGGATGCGCAAATAGAAAAGAAATGTTAAACAAAGCATTTCCTTATAAACAAAAACCAAACAATTAAATTAAATTATTATGAGTAAATTGAAAACAGTAGACGTAGATCACAAAGAAGTAAAGTCAATTTCTGAAGAGCAATTAAAATCATTGCAAGAAACAGTAAATAAGCAAAATCAAATACAAATGCAAATTGGTGGTATTGAAGGGCATAAGGCTGGTTTAGTATCTCAGTTGCAAGAAGTGGTTAGTGAATTGCAAAAACTACAAGCTGATTTAGAGAAAGAGTATGGACCAGTTAATATTGATTTAACTACAGGGGAAATTAGTGAACAAGATGTCCCAGCAAGTAATTAGAAAAATCAGTGTTGGAAAAGACTATAAGAATGACGCTATGCACTATGCTGTTGGACAGGAAGTGTATGGCGGTCATACTATAGCCCATATTGTAGAGGAAGAAGAAAAGTACTCTATCTACATTACAAAGAAAGATATGTTGATGCCTTGGAAAGATTTCAATAAGAACATGTCTATATCCGTGGAATATGATCTTTCATGGTAAATGCACAGTGTATTTAATTATTTAGTTGAACCGAAGGGTAGTAGGTCAACTGGAAAAAAAAATATAGAAGGACAAGAACTATTATTAAATACAGACTTACAAAATCACGAATACGTAAATAGAATAGGTACCGTGTTAAGTTTACCACTAGTAACAGTATATAAAGAATTAAAAGAAGGTGATGATGTTATTGTACATCATAATGTGTTCAGAAGATTCAGAGATGTTAGGGGTAAAGAGAAAGATAGTAAGAACTACTTAAGTGAAAATGTATATTTAGTTCAACCAGATCAAGTATATGCTTATAAAAGAAATGACGAATGGAAAGCCTTAGAAGGTTTTGTATTTGTTATGCCTATAAAAGAAACAAAAATGTTTTCGGTAAATGATGAAAAACCATTAATAGGTATTGTAAAATACTCAAATGGTGAATTTGAAAAAGAGCAATTGATAGGGTTTAGACCAAATTCAGAATATGAATTTATAATAGAAGGGCAGAGGTTATACCGAGTACCCGTCAATTCAATTACAATCAAATATGAACATCAAGGAAACGAAGAAGAATATAATCCAGGCTGGGCACAGGGCAGTTGAGGAACTTATAAAAGTAGCTAAAGAAGATATTGTTGATTCAGACGATGACATATCAGCTGACAGATTAAAAAATGCCGCAGCCACTAAAAAGCTTGC